CTTGTTTCAGCATCATTACGTTTTCTATAAAAACCATCCGTTGTATCCAATGATCCATCAGGTACATTGTCTACAAAAGAAGTAGTTGTATTATCATTAAGTGTAGTAACTAAATATAAAAGCTGCAAATTTCCTCCACCTGTAGTTCTATAGATTTTTCGTGCTGAAACATTAAATGCATCAGGAGCTATAGGAATATCAGTAAGGTTTATCTGTTGGTGAGTAGGATCAACCGTTACTTGATTTGAAAAAGCGGTATGAGTTCCAATTTCTCCTTCATCTGTAACATAAATAACCGCGTATCTATAAACACCGTCTGATAATAATCCACTTGTTTCTATTAATGCTGCTGTAGGAGCGGGTGGAGGAGCCATTGTTCGGAAATACAAATTCCCATGATTTACAGTAAATCTACCAGGAGGATCGTCTTCATCAGCTTGTTGCCCATAGGCTACTGACATATCTGTAACCCTAGTCATAATGCTGTCACCAACAACTGTATGTAATTTATTTGCCGAAGGTTCAGTTATATAAGTATCTACACCACCATCAAAATATAATTTTGCAGTAGCAGTGATAGCAATACCATCACCAGCAGTCTTAGGATAAAGAAATGGATCTCCAACAGTATCCCGTAACCAATGTCCAGAAGTTACCGCCGATAATGCTTTCCATGTAATACCGGCCCCATCCCGTACCATTATATCATCTTCATCTGCCCCAATATAATCGGGGATACGATCCAGAGTTGGTTTATTACTATGACTGTGAAGCTCACTGATATCCGGGAGATCTACCAAACTATTGTAACTCCTCTCAGCCAAGTCTGCCAGGTTATGATTATGAGACGATAACGACCTATTATCAATATCTGCCTGCATTGTAACATGTAATGCATCTATTTCAGTGCCAGTATAATAAGGGGAAGGATCAAATACCAAAGCCCCGTTATACCAAAGTGATCCAGATGGGGCAGTAAGAAGATCCAACACAGAAATGTTGGCATGTGTGTGAAGTTCTGCCAAAACTCTCTGTTCTATCAAACCTGTGGAAGCATTTCGTGCAAGTACCGGAACTGACGCGCTTGCAGCTGTGGCTGGTACATTTGGCAATTGAATAGATCCGGCTGCATTCAAAACCAGAAGATTAGCTCCGGCTCCAGAGAAGGCTAAACCATTAGCTTCATGTCGATACATGCCAGTATCCTGGTCCGTGTAGAAAGTGAATGGAGGAGTGGCTACAGAATTTACATCCAGAGTGTTAATCATAGGAGCATTAGCCTGGGCTCCCCGTAAATGACCGCGTCGTATATATACGCTATTGCGATCCTGCACATAGAATCCCATAGTAGTGCTATCGGATGCATAAATAAGTTGAGTCCCGGGACCCATCATATAACCAGCAGTGGAATAAATCTTACCAAGGACCCCAAACTCCTCATCGTAGGATTGGGCAGTCTTGCCTACCATCACTTTATCGGCCAACACTTTAGGATACAGAACGCCATTTACGTCATCCCTATCCCAGTATCCTTCGAGAGATGGTATAGGCGTACCAGGACTCCTGGAACCTTCGCACCCCAGATCCATATCATCAATAACAATAACATTTGGATCAAGATCATCCTGAACAAAAATACTGTTATCCCAACTTGGTGGATCTTCTATTGCTATAACTGGTTTACATTTTCTGGCCATTGGTTCTATATTATACAACTTGATATGCCAAGCTCTGTATTAATTGATCCTGCCTCTTCCTGAGGAGTGGAATCGTCTATTACATCACGCCCTACGGTCCCAGCTTCATCTTCTGTGACCTCACCATCCGAAATTTCCGTATCTACAGTTCCCTGAGCCTCATCCAAAATATCCTGCTCAGTAACCGCCTTGTCGATGACCCCAGGAGATCTCTCTGCGACTGGGGTATCGCCTACCTTTTTGGAGATCGTCCCTCCTGAGGGCTCTATTGGCTTATCTCCGGCGGTGATGGTAGAAATAATAGCATCTTTCCCTTCTGTAACGCCCTCTGCTCCAATCTCAGTTTGCACTACGCCATCTTCAGCATCATCGACCACAACACCACTATCACTAAGAGGGACAATATTCTCAGTAATGTCCCCCTCAGTAAATGGTTGTTCTGGTCCATATATGTCGGGCATTATGATTTAATTATGAGCTTCCCTTCCAGTCTGGCTTTTTCGTCGGCGGTGAACCAATCATCCACATTGGTGTGAGACAGGATATCTAAGATCATTTTCCTATTATACAATTCCATCCAACTTAGATTACCGCTTAAAGAACCCTGTTGGTGTATACCAAATGTATCGTGATTGGCTTGCTTAGTTACATCACGAGCATATTTTTCTTCTGCAGTCTGTGCCATAATTTTAAATTTTTTTTAAAAGTTAATCCTTTTGTGTATTTACGTTCCCCCCTTAAAACATGGTGAATAGCCGCTTTATTAACATCGTAGATCCTAGCCGCCTCCGCTATAGATGGGTGAGAAGATTTAAACTCACCCGTTCTGTAATCATACACATCAATAGGCACTGGGGTCATCCCAGCATTTGGTGACCTGTATATTAATCCTGTACGGAACGCGTGTAATATATTTTCAGATCGTGTAGACCACTCTAAATTAGATTTATCATTGTTTGCCTTGATGCCGTCAATATGATTGACTTCACGCTTATTTTCAGGGTTAGAAATGAAAGCTTTAGCAACTAATCTAGCAATATATTTATGATGCCTTTTTCCGTCTTTGTGTAGACCTACCCTACAATAGCCTTGATTAGGTGTGAATGGCTGCAGGTATAGCTTTTTTCTTAAACTATATATCCTTCCATCAGACGTAACTTCATAATCCGCAAATCCTTCTATTACTTTTTTCTCCATAATCTTAAATTCTAATAACCATATTTTACGGCGATTTCCTTGGACATGTTGATGTTTGCATTAATCTCATCCCACGCATCAACGTTCATGAGAATTGGAATGGCAGACATGGCCTGACATAATCTAACCGCATCAATCCAAAATGGGTCTCTGAACAATTGTTCCCATGCACATCCGATATCATTGTTAACACAATTCGCAATGTACTCCAGACGAGCCCAAAGTTCAGCCATGTCGCTAGTAATGGTTACATTCTTAGTCAGTTGATACTTGGCTGGAAGATCATCCATATCAGATACAACTTCCCAAAAGGTTGGCGAAGATGCCGGTGTATCACCGGTAGAATCTTGTAAACATTTGTATAGGACTCCCAGGTGAACTACATATGGAGTAGTAGCTACCAAATAAGCATAGCCGACTCCCCAAGTCGGAAGAGCAAATAGTTCTATGATATACCTACCGTCTCCAGTGGTATATGAGTATGCGGTAGACATTGGCAAAGAAGATCCGTTCGGAACGTCTAATGTAATGTCACCATCAGTAGGATATTCAGACGAAAATAGATATACTGTTCCCGTCGGAAGTGTAATTCTTAACTTCCGGAACGCATCAAAATCCGTCTGACTATGCCCGGCTTCGGGGCTTGCATCATCATAATTCGAATGATCAACGATGGTCATTACATCATTCGAATCTGTAATGTCCGCCAGCCCGGTAGTCGGATTTGTTATTGAAATCTGGAAATTGCTCATAATTAATTAATTTTATTATGTAAAGATACTACATTTCTACTTATTTTCCTGACGAAACTTTTTCACCTGTCCGCCTGTGAGACCTTGCCTCTTGCCAGCTTCTACTGCGGCCTTCTCTTTGCGGGCTTCTTCCCATGCATCAGGGTCAAACATATCGTGGATTTCAACACCTGAATCATAATCCGGATCATACAGGCCCATACCCTGACGTACAGGCTTATCGGTCTCTCCGGATGCAATACCTTTGATGTCCTCAACGATATCAAATACTTGCTTCACTGGATATCCAGTAAACGCCGCCAGATGTTTCCCAAACTTCACAAGCTCATCATTTCTTTTATCAATCTCTCCGGCCTTATGATATTCAGACGCCTTAACTAACTCAGTGGCTATATTCTTCATCATCCCAACAATAGGTGACATGGTTTGTTTATCGGCCCATGGCTCTTTCTGAACAATAGCGCCTATCACATCAACCAGCCTACCGAAGTATGCCAGACCTCTGGTGTTACCCAAAGCTGCAGCCCATACCAATTTATTCGTACCACCTTTATTCTCCGGGTCTAGCATTAAACCGTTCTCAGCCAGATTATACATAACTCCCATTAATACATGAGATAGCATAAAGTTCTTAAAATGTACACCAAAAGCTGCAGCGTTACCCTGTCTGGCTGACGCATATGCTAAGTCCAATGATTGGGTAGCTACCCTATGGATCTGGCCAGCGCCTGAAGTAAACATGGCTATGGACCGGTTTAATGGATGACCAGTTCTCCACTGTGATATGTTCGACATCCTGGTTGACTGCTGGGTAGCTTCACTCATCATCGTCCATTTCTCAATATGCGGCTGCATGAGTTTATCCAGCTCTGTTTCCTTAGTGGTTCCATTCTCTTTAGCCAATCTCTCAGCCTCTTTGTTTGCTTTACTCCAGGATGTACCAGCCTTTCTCATCTTATCCATTACGTATGCTCCACCGGCATTAACAATTGGGAACCGGTCACCATACTTAATATTAGAAGATGCGATTTGATCAATCTTATCTTCCGGTATTACATTAAACATTCGCTGAAGATTGATTCTAGCTCTCTGACCCGCCCTCTTGTATAGGTTCTCAGTGTATTTATAACTATCCCTTTTCCGGACAAAATTCTGATCGGCATCCATAGGAGCATGACCCCTATCAGCAACGAACGGTTGTTTCTTCAGGTACCGCTTCAGATCATACCCTTCCGGGGTCATTAACATCTTTGCTATACCGGTTCCCCAATGGTATGGGTCCATGTCAAGTAAGTACATTGCGGATGATATAGTCTGCTTCAATCCTACAGCTCTATTCAAATATAATATACCCTTACTCATTCTACGGATCATTCCATCCAAAGGTTGATATGTATCGTTAAGTGTCTTGCCGGCAAATCTCTCGATGAACCAATCGGTTACATCAACATAATTACTACCATGCATCTGAGTGATCATAGCCCGGACCTTAGGATCTTTGAATGTCTCATCCAATCTCCGTACAGTCTCTGCCCAGTTAGCGTAATGCATTTGATCCCGCATATATTTATCATAAACTTGCATCATATCCATATATACGAACGGATCTGTACTCTTGGTACGCTGAATGTGATGATCACTGGTTACTCTTGTGTGAAAGGATTGCTTATCCATCGCATCACTGGAGGCTCTACTGAATTCGCCAGCCTCACGGGTAAATGGCCAGTAGTTCTCAACTTCACCTAAACTTACCCCATTCTCCCTACGGTATACCGGTTGTACTTTGGCATCCTTATACGTATTCATATTGTTTCTCAACTTGATAGCCAATTTCTTTACTCTCGGATCTAGGAAATTTTCAAGCTGTTCAAATGTTATGTCTGACCATCCCATACCATGCTCCGCACGCGGTTTTCTGAATGTAGCTTCTGCTCCCTCTTGTTGCAGCATTAACCACAAATGCCCAGCCTCATATTGACTTAATGGAAGTTCCTTATGTTTATCATTTGGCATATCAATCATAAGCACATCCGGCTTCTGTATCCTATTCTCCAGCCCTAAATCTTTTCTTCCCTTCTCTTTGTACCCCGTCAACTCATAAGCATCATTCATCATAGCTTTCTTTGTATCGATATACTCAGCCTTATCCCTGGCATGGCCTTCTTCAGCCTTACTGATCCCCGGCATGAATTCCTTATTGAGAGGATCATTAAATACAATAGACTTATCACCGGCCAGATCCCTACGGGAGGCCATAGTGCTTAGAACAGATTTAAAACTCATATCGCCAGTCATCTTAAGTGGATGTCTGGTCTTAGGCTTTTTCTTCTCTGACCCGATCTGTAACTCTTCACCTTTCCTGGACCCGTGTTCAAACATTAGATCACGCCGGCGATCTTTATCCTTCTTCCATTCCTCTCTCAATATCTCAGAGGCCATACGATCTGTCTTCTTAAGTTCCTTGATATTATCAAGCATGAATTTAAGCTCAGATGGCCCCTTAAGACCAATCGTGGCATAATCCAGCTGCTCTTTCAATACGGCGTCATCCAGGGTATAACCATTGACATCTGTATCCTCTGGTACCTCTTCACCACGCTCTCTATCTCGCACTCGCTTTTCTGCTCTATCGTTAATCTTCTGAATCTCAACATGAGCTTTACCACGGAATTCCGGATTATTCAATCCCTCTTCTACAATACCAGATAAGGTCTCAAATTTCTCAATGCGTTGGTACCCACTTAATGGGTTAAAGTAACTACGCTTGGCTTTCTTTTTGCCTAGCCCTTTACCAGTTGCTTCAGTCATAGACGCGGGATCTATCTCTTTCCTGATACTGGTAATATGCTTCTCTGCCAGCTGCCTGGATGCGCGGAATTCAGCATCCTGGATCATCATGGTAAGATCTTTCTTGATGGCCTCAACCTGGTTCCATCCAACCTTGCCGGTAGTAATATTATTTATCTGACGAAGTGTCCTAGTACGTACCGGTATTTTAAGTCGGTCAAACTGTGCCCTATTCTCCTTCAGGAAGTCTTCCAGCTTTCCCTTGATCTCCTTAGCTTCCTTCTTGTTCATATCCCTGCCCTTGGCAATAGCTTTTTTCTCCTTCTGAGCCGGTGTATCTTCGTAGATTTTAAATTCATCTTCCCAGGCTTTGACCAGGGATTCACGCTCAGGCTTAGTAGCCTCTTCCACTGCAGCACGTTCCTTAGCTCTAAACTCAGCTTCACGCTCTTTCGCTACATAAGTTACCTCCCTAGTCTCCAGATTGTATATAAATTCCTGCTTATATGCTTCACCAAGCTTCACAGCCTCTGCTTTAGTCTTAACAAAGTTAAACAGGTCAATAGAAGATTTATCAGTTTTCGCCTCATAGAATGTGCCTACTCCTACCTTCTCGCCCTTATCGTGACGCTCCTGGAGTTCCTTCGCATGCTTGTCCTTGAACGCCTGGATCTGCTCATCGGTAACTTTCTTACCTTTAATAACTTCCCCCTTCTCACCAACTACAAATGGAGTTTCGGTTTTAACGTCAGCCGTTTCAGCGAATCCTGGCTTACCATCTTTCTTACCTTCATACTTAAAAGTAGATCTGCCCTTCTTTTCATGAAGCTCGGATTGTGTCTTACTATCTGCAGGCATAACTGGCTTCTCCAGGCCCTCAGCCTGATCGATTCTCCACTTCCGGCGTTCATTCCTTTGGATATCAGCTGCAAGGTCTGCATCACCCATAGAAGCATACTTATCTTCCAAACTTATCTCTCCAACCTTTTTTCCTTTAGCTTTTTCAATAGCCTTACCAACCTCACTGAAGGAAGTTTCCTTAGTTGGAAATACTACGGAGTCCATTATACCCTCTACTCGGCCTTCCGGTATATTTTCCAAAGCCTCAATAAAAGCTTCTTTGTTTCCAAATCCGCGCCTGCCTATTCTATATCCGGAATGGCTCGGTTCAGAAAATTTTCTCACTTCCATCTCCTCTTTAGCGGCTGCCACTTCTTTGTCAAACTTCTCATGTAAAGCCTTACGTTCATGATCTGTAGCAAATTCAATAGTCTTACCTTCAGCTACTGATAATTCTGTATCAATTAACTTATATTTACCCTCTCCGGTTTTCGTAAGACTACCAGATACTCTATCCATGCCAAGTATATTGGACTCAAATCCAGCATCAGTTACTTCACCGGGCTTAAGCTCTCCCCCCTCTTTTATCTCTTTCAGTCTTTTTTGTACTTCAGGATCTTTCAATTGCTCTTTAATTGGAGCTGTTTTGGCCGGCTTGGCCGGTTCAGCTGGCTCCTCAAGTGGAGGTTTAGGAGCGCCTGCCACAGTAGTTGGCTTAGGTCTTTCCTTACCTTCAGGTGGATTCAGGGATTCATTCCATGTATTATAGAACTTTCTCATCAGCTTCTCCTGCTCGGCTGATCTATGTTCTGGCCTAGTTTCCCACGCATCAAGTACTTTATTCAGATCCATGTTAGCATCCAGGGTACCATTAGATACAGCTTCTTTATCTGGCAGGGATAACTTTTCGAATTCTCGATGCTTACCCATATCAACGGCCTCCCTATCCAGGAACCTGGCATTTTTTTCAGCCTCTCCTTTTGTGGATGCCCTAACAGCGTCTACCAACATTTTACTGCCATCTTTGTCTACCTGATAGGCTTTAATGCCATAGCCTTCCTCACTTTTGAAGATCTCCACACCGTTTATTTCCGGCGCAATTTTAGCATATGTACCAGTACGTTCATACAGTAATTTGGATTTGGTTATCCATGGAATGTTCTCATCTGCCATTATTTCAACGAAAGTCTTATCATTTAATTTTTGCGAGAAGGGTCCTATTTCACCCTCTGGTCTGTAACCTTCAACCATATCCTTTTCCAAAGGAGTAAGTTCCGCATCGAATTCTTTTTTACGTGCAGGATCTTCAAACGCCTTCGACTTTTCAAAGTATTTGCTATATTTCTTAACAGTAGCTCCAGGATGTTGAACATAACCAGCGCCTTTAGATCCGAGTACCATCTTTAAAGTATGGAGCCAATCAACACTACTCAAGGGTTTATCCTGCAGAAATGCATCACCGGCACCAAATACGCCTATTTCAGCTCCAAAAGCAATACCCTTCCCACTCACCTGACCAAATTTACCTAACCCTTTTGCCATAACAGATTCCAGATACTTACCACCTATTCCAGTGGCCGCTAAAGCGACACCCAATTTCATTCCAATCACACCTTGTTTCCTTACATCACGCCATTCAACTTCCCTCATGGGAATATCCTCCTCCTTCATTTGACCAAGTACCTCTCCTACACTATTATATAACCCTAGAGCTCCCGCACTACCACCCATTCCCTCTAGGACTGGTGGAGCTTTGGCTGCTAGGTTGAGTAATATTTTTGAATTCTTTGTAGCCGCTGCTGCAATCATATCCTCAGCCAGGATACCTTTTACACCAAGTTTCGTCAATCCCTTACGGACCAGGTTAAATCCACTATAAGCTATTCCTCTTCCTAAAGCGGTCCTTGTAACGAGCGACGCGGCCCCTTTACCCATCATTCCTCCTGCTGCGAATAACGGACCATCAAAAAGAAACCCTAGTGATATAGCGGCTACATCCTGTAAAAAATTCGGGTCCATTTTATCCAGCTCATCCTGATCATACATTGCCTCACCATTAGATATATCGTAAGCCAAACCCATTAAAGAGCCATTGAATCCGGCTCGAAATACATATGTTTCTTCTAATTTTGCCTGCGACGCTTCGGCCACATTTGGACTAACTGGATTGATCAAACCACCAGCTACTCCCATTGTGCTAAATTCCTTTGTAGGCTCACCTGACGCACCAAATATTTTTTCCCATGGGCTTAAATCATCCGCCCCACGATCAGCCGCTTCTTTTAGCCTCTCTCCGTTTGGAGACAGTTTAATATCATCAGGGTCCTGGGGAGCGAAGCCGAAATCATCTTCCGGAGCCAATTCTACTCTTGTACCATCCGGTACAGCTGTAAATCCGAAATCTTCACTCTCTTCGAGTGGTTGTATATCTTTAGTCATAGGTTTTTCTGTTTGTTTTTTTGACCGGCTGCCTAAATAATTAGAAAATTCCTTAGAAAATGCTTCAGCCTCTTCAAGGGTGTTAAACCGTACCGCGTCTTGATTTTCAACAGCAAGACGTTCAGCTTCGTCATAACCATATTCCTTTAATGCGCCATCTACTTTTCGTATGGTAGGAGCCACATAATGCCCTTTATCATCAGAAAAAGTAAAGGTACTTACTGACGAGCTTGGACCTTTTTCTCTAGGAATATTGAGGGTATCAGTCATAGCCCTTTTCATCCAAGGGTGTTTAGTAGCTAATGAGTCTATATCAGGCATGATTATTTGGATTTAATGCGGAATTCGCCTTCGCCTTCGTTTAATCCCTTCATCAGAGATTCCCTTGTCCACTTGCCATTTGTTATACCCATGGCTACGACTTCTTCGAAGGAGACCCATTCTCCTGCTTTGTTTTTTAATTCAATATCGTCTACTATGTAGGTACCCAGGCCAGTCTCCGCTTTCCTCTCTTCGAATCCTTTCCTAGCTAATCTTTCTCGTTTGCTTTGGAACCATTCCTTCTGGTCCTTAGTAGCAGTCTCCATAGTGATAAACTTGTTGCGTCCACCCTCTGTCCTTGGTTTTGACGTAGGAGTTGGAGTCTGCATAGCTGCGGTCCTTACCTGGTGCCAAACCTCATCCGTGTACTGGCTGGACAATTGACCCTTTAATTTCTCTTCGGGTATCATGATCTCTGCCGTTCCACCAAGATCGATAACATCAATCTGTGTAGGTCCATCAGTCCCGCCCACTATATTAAACCATAATTTCCCCTTCTTCAGACCTTGCTCCTTACCTGTATTCGGATCAACGTAATCAATCATAGCCTGAATATCCAATGAACTGGATACCTGTAAAGCATCTGTAGGATCTTTATACATAGTGGTAGGCCTGGCCTTCAATGGAGAATTGAAATATCCGCGTATAACCTCCCCTTTCTGATTCCTAACATTAACTATATCGTTAGGGCTGATATCAATGGAAGTATTCTTTTTCGATGCGTTAGTTGAGGGAAGAGTTATTTGATGAGTATCATATTGACGCATACCATCATCGGTATACTTCGGTATCTTTGTCCCGCTGTATCCCCTGTCTGCATTTCCAAATAAGCCGAATGACTGACCTACCTTTCTCTGACGTTCTGCAATCTCCCTGCGAACAGCTGTTACAGTCTTCTTTTCTGTCTGCTTGATGCCGGCCCTGAGCTTCTTTTTAAACATCGCCCTAGCTTTCGGGTCACTTTCCAGATATGGATACGATTGCATAGCATCTTCCACTAACATATCCATTTCATCATCAGTGTAAAATCCTTCTCGCTCGACCCGTTCCAGTACTTTATAAGCATCAGTTGATAGTTTAACATTCTCTTTTATAGTGGTTGTTATGCTACTTTTAACCATGCCTAGGGATGATTTAACAGCTTTGTCAATTCCCATATACGCTTGAAACTCGCCTACATATTTATGAAGTTCATCAATACTTGTCGTTCCAAGATTATCATGATTGTGAATAAACATCATAGCTTTCCTGACTGTTTCGTCATCAACGTAATTCGCTGTTGGATCAGCCGCTTTGGCGAGTACATCCATAGCCTCTGGTGCTAGTTGATTGTACATCCTGGCATATGTCTGATAACTTCTGATCATATTCTTAAACGCAGGATCATACTTGGTCAGCATTCTAGCCTTGGTGTAATCTCCGCCTAGTTCATAAGCCTTATCATCCAGATAAGTATTAATGCTGCCTTGCACTTTGGCATTAAATTCATCCTGAGCAAGTGGATTTACCAATTCTATATAATGATCAAGGGCCTCATTATTAGCCGGCCCGAACATCGCAAATTCTTTAACGGCTGCATCCTGCTCAGCTTTGCGCCTGGCTTCCAGCATACCAATGGGTATAAGACCTGCGTTAGCGACGAATATAGGAATATTGCCTAACGACTTACTTCCGAATGTGCCAGCCTGTAAAGGCCTGCCTGCACTTGGAAAATAGGTACTTTTTGCTTGAGCGCCGGGCGAAGGGGCCTGGAAACTCTTTTGTAGTTTATCAATATAGGATGCATCAGACTTCGCTAATTCACCCCTAGACATGCTATAGTTGCTTGTTCCGCCTTCTTTTACTACGCTTGGATTTTGATCTTCTGGCATGGTTTTAATTTTTTATCCGTACTTTGGTGCACCGGGCGTTGTAGATCCACCTCCGAACATAGACATTACATTCTTTGCAACACCGGGCAACTCACTGAGCGCCTGCATGTTCATCATATTTCTATTCTGCATCATGGTCGAACCAGATTGAGCATAGTCAGCTTTGGTTTGAATGGCTTCCCATAGATCTACATCAAGCTTCCGTTGCGATTCTGTTGCACCCTTTTGATATAATGCTCCCATCACATCCATCATTTGCTGGTTATATTGAGTTCTCTGCGATCCGGTCATTCCGAGTAGCTTATTAATATTAGCTCCCATCTGTATACCAGACTGCTTCATGAATGACATGGCCATCGCTGGGCTACTATATTTCATTCCAACACCGGCTTGTTGAGCACTGGTTCTCTCTAGCAAATCCTTGGCTGTCTGGAATTCGGGAGTCATTCCTGTCTCCACCATCCTCTTCTCTCGTCTGAGTTCTCTTCCAAAATCTGCAAAACCTGGATCTGGTATTGGCTCTAGGGCAGTTTCTCTGGCTTGGGCAAAGGCTGATTCTGAGGCTTGAAGATCTGCGTAAGCGGATTTAGCTTTACCTCTCCCACCGAAAAATCCAACAATGGCCCCAATTCCAGCACCTATACCGGTACCTATAGGACCAAAAACTGAACCGGCAACAGCACCTGATACGGCACCGGCTCCGGCACCTTTCCAACCTTCATGAGCAATGTTAATGTCTGGCATGGCTTTAGTTTAATATTCTCTTGAGTTCACTCTTACTACCCGGCTCAGTCTATCAGCTACACTAAATCGAAGCTGTTTATGAGCAGGAATAATCTTACCGTCCATATTTGAAAGACGAGCAGGCTTCCACACAAGTTCAAAGCGACCCAAGGTTTTTAATTCTACTTCTTTTTCATCCAGCACGTGTTTCTTAACTATCGCAAGCAATGAGTCAAACATAAAATCACATTGGATCTTACTAATCGTCGTATACTCAGACAGTTCGTTAACGAGCTGCGATTTTGTAATCTTTGTTGTTTTTCTTTCTTTCATCACGTTTTGCTTTATCTAACACATAAGTATGCAAGATACAATTAATTTATCACTATTCAATAATATTCGTAATGCCTATACGGATAGCCTTCACTTCGTATGCGGTAGTTAAGGACCCATCAAATGTGATCCTAATAGTAAGGTATGGTCCTTGCATTGCTTTAGTATCTTTAGCTCCTGAATCCCTGCGTCCTATATAGGAGTACAAACCCGGATTCAAATCCCTTACTACAGGAGGCGTATCTGTGTTAGGAGATGACGCACCTGTATCAAATATCATTTCTTTTGGAGTCGCATTTGCATGTAATAAATAATCAATAAATTCCCATGATGTATGTAGATCCGGATTAATTACGATATCAATATATGGGTCCATGTCTTCTCCAGAATCACTTGACAAAGTATATGTACCGTCCTCAACTGAGTACATTCTATCACTCCTGGCTCCAAGAAGATATGGCCAGTCATTATACGTAGCCGATTCTTTATTCTTAAATATCATCCTATCATAATCATGAGGAAGTTCATGAGTCCAGTTATTCAAAAAGAAATTGAACACATACATATTGCCGGCTATCTCTACCCACAATTCATTTTCCCTTTCATTGAATACTGTTAATAATGTTGGATAATTTGTACCATGCGGTAAACCTTTACATACGGCATATAATCTATCTCTCCAATTTGCTATGATATTCCTAACATCATTATTAAAGAATAGCATAACACCTTTATTATTGACCCATGATAATGCCTGCACAAATTGACCATTCACCGTCTCCATTACCCCCTCAGATTTACTTCTGGATAACTGACTTGGACATCCTACTGCAGTATTTAACCAGATTTCATCCTGAATAAACTTACCTTCCAGATCTATGAGACCTACCTGCTCCCCAACCGCACCGCGCATGACGGTTTTATTGGTAAGGACTAATGCAACGCCGCTCTCTGTAACTGCATACAAGTTCCTTCCCTGGCCACTCACGGCATCATATAAAATGGTGATTGATCCAAGGTCAGCTCGCTTTAAATCGTAGTAATTAATCGGAAGGAATGTCCTCAATGATGGGGAATTCTGTATCGCCGGATTTTTATCCAGAGAGAATGCCAGACGCTGCCAAAACTCAACACGCTCAGCATACCCTGCTAAAGGCTTATTAACGGCCCTAGCGGACACATCTTTTGTGTAGTCATAGTTGAGCATCTGTGGCGTTACAAACCCACCACGCTCCCATAACAGGTACTCATCACCAAATTTATCGTAGTAATCAGTATAGACGGCGGCACGAAGATAATAATCCTCTGGTTCCTCAGCGGTATTTCTAGCTGGGTAACTAGTAGGTCGCTGCACATAATTACGTCTCGGGTAAGTATCACCATACGCTAAAACAGTATTTGACTTGCTTTCGCAGATGAAGCCGAATACCCATTGACGAATACTATCTACGGCAATATCATAATTATCTGGTATAATGTTAGGGGGAGCTCCTGTTTCATTATCATATTTTGATGTGGTTTGTGTACCGCCCGCCTCAGTTGGAGCCTCTCTAGCATAGCGCGGAATAAAAACAGCATTATTTGTTCCGGATATTCTATAGGTATACCCCGGCATAGGCCCATTTACCTGTAATTGTTCGGTTACAGCGTCAGCTTGTATTGAACCACTACCGGCAAATGGGCCTATACTTTTAGCACCATCAACTTTATTATCCACAACAGCATTAAACACTTCACCGACAAATGAATCGCCTCCAAATACTATGATTGGACTATTATTATTATACACAACTTTTATCTCATCTCCTTCAGGAGGATAGAAATTTAAAGTGGCTACAACATCAAACTCGATAGTGACTGGATTTTTTGGATCAACAGTATAAACGGTAGCCTGCCCATTATTAATCCATGTAGCCGCAACAGTGTACATACCATAATAATCATTACCGTATAGAGTGAAATAACCGGTTCCTAATCCGCCGCCGGCATTGATAGCTGCACCCCAGGTCGATATACTACCACTTACTTCAAGTGTTACATCCATCCACCGTTGCCCATTAACCATAATGTATCGAACATCAGCATCAGCAGCAGCAATGATAGCAGCGTGTACATCTTCCGGACGCTCATCTACAAGAGCATAAGTTTGACCAGATCCACCGACTGCGGTTCCTATAATACTCTCAAGCTTCTGATATACGCCGGTATCTTGATAACTTTGCGTATTGGTAGTAAGAATGTTGGCATTATTGTGTACTATGTTGACTATATAAACAGGCTCATGAAAGGCTCTGTTAACATCATCATTACCAGTAGTTCGAGTCATGCCAGTCAATTGTGCGTAAATAGCTGCGTCCACCGTTAGCTCTAGCATGTTACTACGCCCATCTGAATTGCCATATTGCCCGCCATCGATTTTCTCTACACTGCTAATATCAAACAAATAATCTGGGGATCTGGATGTTATTCCTGCTCCCATATTAGATCCGGTTAATCCCAAATAATTCCGCCATCTGCCAAATGTCACATAACCAGATCCACGACCTATCTTAGCCAGAGGATCGAATGCATTGTAAATATAATCCTCATATGCAACATTGGCATAGGATAGTAAATCCACGCTATAACAACCCAGCGGCTCAGTCGATCCAGAAAAAGCAGAGGAGTTAAACCCAAGTACACTAACTAATTGTAGCTGGTAATCATCTGGGTTATTAACAATATCGTCATACAGGTAAGCTTTGTTACCATAAAATGGATCGATATCTGGAGAGTAAAAAGTCAATTTAGATCCCTCTTTATCAACCGGACTTAGAGCGCCTTGTTGAGCGAAAACATAAGTCGCAAGACCCTGCGCTAATACACGATTAGCAGGCGGGGTACGTACAACCTTAAAGCCTCTTACCCAGGATGGAAGTAAACTTGTATCAATACCTGTAAATGCCCAACCAAGGGACCAGATATGATTATTTAAAGATTGATGAAAATTATAATCGGCAGCATCCATCTGATCGCATGGCATATCAGACCTAAATCCCCAGTCCTTATTATCACCTTTCCCAGCAGGATAGAATGGTTGAAATGAATTGAATGATGCTGCAACTGCATTGATAGCTAGCATTGCCGGTGATCTGGAAATTCCTGCGGGTTGAGTGTCCTGCCATACGCGACTAAACACTTCATAAGCTCTATCCCAGGAATCAACACCATCGGAGTCATAAAGAGCATATTCAGGTCGTTCTGTAGTATAAAGATTTGATAAAACTTCAGAGATCCCAGTCATAGCATCACGCCTGTTTGGCATCTGATAATTCTCCAGATCTGGTATAGGTACAGCAAAAGTTAATCCTCCAAGGTCATCCATAAACTGAACAGCGTATCCAAATCTCTCTCCCCTGGTAGAATTCTTTCTGTATACCTGATTCCATGTTTTACTGAATCCTTCAAATCCGAGATTCATATTAACTGGCTGGGCGCGTTTGCTTTCGCTATCTATAATGAATGCACTATCAGATAATGAAGAGAGATCTCTAGCTTCATATTCAACACCACCTATAACCAGGCGGCCATCAGTCAATCTGATTGTCTTACATAATTTAATTGCTTGGGATTCTAATTCTGAAGCTTCATCAAGCGGTAGCCAATCAAGTCCATCCTTATCAATAAAATCAATAATATCATAAACCGTTGAAGATATATCAACCGCAGCGCCATCGGCATCAGCAACCAAGTTAAGGTATTCCGGATTAGGACTAAAATCAGGAGATTGTCCAGTGTTATGCGCTGTACGTTTTATCTGTATGTAAGCAAATCCAGCTTCGTTAGTTACACGAAATCTGATTCGTATACCTTTATTTGTTAGTCCACCAGGCTCATCGCCAGTAGTAAACACTCCATTCTTTGTATTACCCGGGGTTGTAGTTACAACCTCTGTATGAACGGGGATCACAGGAGTAGATGGTGACCAGTTTGTACTATTACCTTGCGTATCGGTATACCGGATACTATACGTGTATCCACCGCCAATGAGACCAGATCCAGCGCCAACATACTCAAGTCCCATGAATTTTGGCTGGTTTGTATGGGTTACTAACTGTAACCTATGAGAATCTGCATCATATTCTGTGAAATATTTTTGTGTGGCAAAGCTATTGATGACATCATACAAATCATAATATACAGGCGCCCTGGCTCCATCGGTTATATACATGATCCCATCATCCTCATCTATGGCTGCATCGATCATACCGACTCGGGACCCTGGAATATCAGCGTGTTCTGCTACCTTAGTACCAGAAATGTAAATTGTTTTGACGAATGTAACTGTGTTATACCAAAACTCTACTACATAGTTCTCTGTCACCCAGCTGAATAGACCTGTACAATACTGTGTTGTATCCTCTGTCCTATCTTCATGAATAACATCACCGGGCGTTCTTTTATAGGTACCGTTAATAGTCTTACGCATCAAGTATGCTTGCCGTATTGAACTGTGATCCGGAGCTAAAAGATTCTTATCGGTGTCTGCATCTATCCCACGAAGGAATAAATTGGTAATATATTCTAATGGTTTCATGAATGGGAATTAAAAAATCCCACGGGTACGGGCATGGATATACCCGTACCCGTGGGATCAGTTATTTATACTGGCCACGCTACTTGAGGTAGCTAATCTTAAGCCTTAACGTCAGCTGCTTCCAGGGTCAGATATACCTTATCAGCTGCAGCATTGTAATTCCCTTTCAGGATATCCAATGCGGTTGATGTTTGGGTATGCTCTGTCCCACCAGCGAACTGATAAGCTGCATTCCAGGTGATGGCAAACGCGCCGGTAGCAGTGATCTCAAATCTGACGCTCTGGCCAGCTCTTAAGTTCAAAGCTTTAGCAATGGTTGTAGCTGCAGAAATGGATATCTGATATACCCTAGCTATGTTAAAGTCAGGAGTAAATGTACCAGCTACTGTACCAGCGAGATCACCTGATACATTGGCGATAGTGACAATAACTCTTTCCGTTACAATATGACTACGCTTCTTACTGAATACCAATAGAGAAGCGGGAGCAGTAGTATTAGCTACTGTACCAGCGAGATCGCCTGAAACATTAGTAATAGTAGGATGAGCAAATTCTCCGCCGGCATCCACAGAAGTGAATATAAGATCGGCCACACTTGATGTGAGTACAATACCCACAGCTAAATAAGCAGCAGCATTTGCTGTTACAAAATCGGAGCAGGTCAGCGTCAGTGTTGAATTAAATGTTAAAAGTTTGGTTAATCCCCCAGCAGCTGCAATATCAGCTGTACCTGAAGCACCAGTTACAGACACTGTATCAACTTGTTTTACGCTACCTACAACAGCAACATTAATACCTCTAAGACCTAAAGCAACACTATGACTTACCTTAAAATCTTCAGCAGTTTCGTCAAAATCAGTATCAAAGGTAGCCAGATAAGCAACACCATTAACAGTGATATTAGCGGTACCTGATGTACCGGTGAGTGTTACCGTATCTCCGGCTACCGGAACAACTGCAACACTTCTACTTGAATTTTCTTGATCAAAAAATTTCATGATTTTAAATTATTATTATATTAAACGTTTAAATTTCAAATTAATATACTAAAATTGTCCCGGCCGATAATTCTACCGATGTAAATTTCCCTTTAGCATATATTTCTTCCCCTGCTTCCTGAGATCCGGATATTCCGTGTGCGGTTAAAGCATCTGTGCCAGATGGCACTCCGTCATCAATTAAAGAGGTAAATGTTGCAGCAACAATTATGCGAATAACATGCGCCTCTATAGTAGTAAGCGCAGTATCCCCTATTTTGACAGATCCATACTTAGATGGTCTTACATAAATTTCATCAATATATCCCATAGTATTAAATTATTTTATCAAAGGTACATAAATATATTAAGTTTTCAATATTATTCATCATGGTAATGTTATTGCATATTTAGTAGCCAAATAAACCTTCACCGCAACTTTCTCATCTGCAGAAATTTCCGTGTTACATATGATTATCTCAGCTATCTTAATATCGGCATACGTGGATGTCCTTCGATATAAGGCTCTGAAATCCGTTTGACCTGCATTCACCAGGGGGTTATTGCTTGATGCTGTACCGTTTTTGAAACTATTTACAGCCGTGCCGGTACGGTAAATCTCTGATAATTGACCTCCTACGATATCAACGTTATGAGAAAAAACATTAGTGGCTACCCCTGTTCTAAATGTGTCGTTTGTCGTATTGTGATTAATGTATCGTGCGATGGAAAAATCACTACCTATCCAATACCCAGTTCCACGAATAACGGATATTATACTAAAATTATCCAATAAAAGGTGTGCTGTGAAATCCAGCCAATCATCAAGACCATCACCCTGAACAACCGAAAGATCATTTATACCGTTTACCAGAGCTGGTTGTAAGGATTCTGTTGGCTGAACCATATGATTCACTTGACTGCTTTGATCCTGCCACTCACTCACCCCTGTAACTATAGTAACCCCAACTGAGGCGTCCAACCATAAAACAAGGTTACTAAGCCTGGCAGGCGTCCATAAAGCAACACCACTTTTAACAGATTTCCCACCTACTCGTACAGACCCTGAAGCCAATTGAACACTAGTAAATTTAGTTTTTGCAAAAATTTCCTCCCCAGCCGACTGAGTACTGGAAATACCGTGTAAAGTCGGAGAATCAGTTATACCAAATTCACCAATAGAAGTGAATACAGCGTCCTCCAATATCTCTATCACATTACCCTCAACCGAATGTAATGAAGTATCAGTAATTTTTACTGATCCATATTTTGATCTTAACGAAAGTATGCTCATTAGTATGTCATTTTATTTCTATATTCTACCAATTGATCTAACCATTGTATAAAATCCTCAACAGTTTTCTTACCTTTTGCCTTATTACAATACCCACAACATGGAACGATATTATATTCAGTATACCCTTTAGTACTGTCTATACGATCAATACCATTGTAAATATATTGTCCTTTCACACCTTTATGTGTATTATTTGGGGTACTTCCACAATATACACAATTTTTTGAGATTAGCTTCCTAAATCTTTTCTTATTGAGATCAAAACGTAAACCCCTATTTTTGGCCTGTCTTTTATAGTTACTGTAAATAGCATTAAATTCTGATTCGCCATAAGGTAATTGATTAGATTTACCTATACGGGAACAATGCTCTTTATGCCAACATCCGCATGATGTTAATTTACCTGTAAATACTTGGCTGGTAACAATACAACTATTCCCACATTCGCACGCACATTTCCATAAAGCAGAACCGAATTGACCAGTACCCACTCTTTTGATTATGGTTAATCTACCAAATTGTTGTCCTATTTTATATTTAGATAATCCCATTATTCTGTCATTTTACTTGAGTATTCAACTAAATCTCTCCACTTCTTCTTGTCCAATGATCCCAATCTTACCTTGGCTTCGTGCCAAGCTCCGTTAAATCCGTATTTGTCAAGTTGTAAAGCAGCATCAGTTTGAATTGTACGTAATCGACGATTACCAGAATCATTGACTTTCAAAGCTCTAGCCGCTCTTTCTACTGTCCATAAAAGTACTGCCTCTGCAGCAAATGGGGGGACTATTTTTATCTTGTCAATATCCAATTCTGAAGTAGCTACACCTTTACCGATGATTCTGACATAATCATAGCCGGAGCATGCTGAGGATAAGTAGATTATACCATTTCGCGTATTAAAATAATAAGCATTATGCGGTGATTGTCTTAGTGCGCTTACTTTGAAAAACGGATCAGTTATATTGTGTTCATGATTATTCGCTGTGTACCCAGACGCGACCCATTTATCCTCCCTGATCGTCCCACCCCTGGTTTGAAAATTTCTTTTCCAGTAAACATTCTCTACATATTTAATATTATCCGGGGTCCCGGTATAGATATGGATATTCTCAATATTATAGAATCCCTTCGGTATTGACACCTTCATATCATCAGGCATCACAATATCCCTGACCACTTTAATAAAAGGAACATCAAAGGATAATTCATCCAACGCTCTTTTCACAGTTTTTCGATACCAACCTGGAGTCAATTGCCGCATATCTGGATCACCTACCTCTAAACAGGCGTCTGCTACGATCTCTCCAATATTTACTAAATCTTCGAATGAAAATGTCATTATTTATAAATTATAATTAATAAGGTTATTTATCCACTGCGTAAAATCTTCAATAGACATCGTTCCTTTTGCTGTATTGCAATATTTACAGCAGGAAACGGTATTCGTTATCGTATATCCTTTGTCATTATCTACTCTGTCTATCCCGCTATAAGTGTATGCGCCATTATAATCTCTAACAGATAATGTATTGGATGGAGGAACACCACAATAATGACAATTTCCTTTATGGAGTGTCATAATCTGCTCGTCAGTTAAAGAATGTTCAATATTCCTTTTTTTAGCATTGGTTTTATGGACGCTTAATATTTTATTGCGGATAGCTACCCCTTTAGGGAGTTTCCCATTTTCGGCGACTTCTTTAGCTAAACACCCACAACTTTTAATTCTTCCGTCTGTTACATGGGTTCCCCTTATAATTTTCTCATTACCACAATCACATTTGCATAACCAGCATGTACTTCCCCATTTATCAGTATGAGAAAACTCAATTACAGTAAACCGGTTAAACTTCTGCCCTATTATGTTAATTCGTTTTTTACTCATTATTTCAAATCTTTGTTAGTGACAACATTCAATGCCGTTTCCTTGATCTGTTCATTATATTCTTTCGGTAGCTTAGAGACAAATAATCCCATACTGAGGAGCTCATTCTTTAGTGTTGGTATCAATACCTGGGGGATATCCAACTCCACATCCAAATCCAAAGTGGGATCGTATGCCTGCAGAGTGGTATACAGACCGGCCTCTACTTTAAGTAAATTTATCTGCTCGCATCCCAGGAAGTAGATCCTCTCGCCAGAGGTATAAAAATAGGGGTTGCTGGCGGACGGTTTTTCGTCTTCGCTCATATATAACCTACGCGATTGCAGTGGCGTTGTACGAGTGAATGGGGTACTGGTAAATGCAGGCGCATTCAGATCCAGTTGCGCATCATAACTGAGATATGCAATTCCTTTATCGTCCTCCATATCATAGATGGACGCGGGTATTACACAATAGTTTCTGCCCGTGATGGGATCAACAAGGGCATCTATGCTGGGATATGTGACCATGAACCGGCCTGTGGAAGTCTGCCCTATGTGCATTCTCCTTAACCTGTCTGCATGCATAATAACCCAATAAGCCACTTGGCCACGGGTTATTTTTGCTTCTGGATGATTCTCGCGAACTGTCCGGAGAACATCGAAGACTACTTGTCGTATGGTTGCGTTGCTGGCCATGGTTATCTAAATAATCCTATTAATTCTTGAACATCCTTATCAGTTAATTGCATATTCTGGAGCGACTGTTTACCGGCCTGGATCATCATGTACTGATAGGCTTTCATTAATACTGGTTGATATAACACATACGGAAATTCGAATGAAGTACCTGTAGCGACTACCTTTGTAGGCTGCTTCAAATAAACTACTGCACAATCCTCAGTAACTCCCGGACGAAGAATAAAATGTCGTACTGGTGTTCCACTAGGATCAACAATATTCATACTAGTATATGAGTATTGTGCCAAATCGGCAGGCTGAGTAGACCCGGCTTCAAACGGATCTTCTTCCGGGTTACCGGCCATATTGAATGGAAGATAAGTGGCAAAACTTTTAGCCGGGCCAATATAATCCGCCGTCTCAAAAATAGGAGCTGGATCTATCCCTACTAAACGCCACATAGTTGTAACTGTAACAACCAGCTTAGATGCATCCAAACCAGTTATTGCAGTAGGGGTGATCTTCTCACCAAATAAAAGTTCTCCAAACACTGTTGGAGACAATGTACCGCGCTCGAATGCATTATCAAACGCGAGCATTATATATCTTACAGCCGAATTAATGGCTGGCATGTAGTCATTAGTAAAATCATAGCGATCTGAGTTCTCGTCATCGACAAGAAACTGGAGATCCGCTACTAAAGCTGAGGCAAGGATCATATCTATTCAGTTGCTGGGTGGCCCACCAGTCTCCTTCTTTCAAGGTCGCTCTGAAGCTCTTTTGCTTCACCGATATATTCTTCAGCGTACACACCTGTTAAGGATCTGCGTAAATCTTTAATACTCATTTTATCGACGTGTGCAACGCCTTTCTGATAACAAGTATTAATTACGCTCTCATCCTTCATGGCAATTACTTGGTTCGCGGCCTTAACCCGGAACTCATTATATACACCACTCGCACCCATCGTTGCATTCAAACTCTCAAAGAATTCAACCGCATACATGGGATGGTTCCTTAAAAATTCAATCTCCGCTTTCAAGTGCGTGGTAAAGGTACAGCTGTTAACAATCGCTTCTTCGTGACCTTCCTTACGCCTATCACTAGACGCATAATGGAGAGTGATCAATTTGTATGGAGGCATTACTTCCATACCCTTATGATCAAGGTACGAGCCGATTACATAAAAAACTTTCCTACATGAAAATAGCACACCCTCATCCTGAAAGTCATCTGCTGGTACTGGCTTGTATATCGGTTTGCCAGTCATCTGCATGCTCTGAGACAATGCTACCTGGTCCGAAAGTAACTTAACCTGCACCTGGAGCGTACTAATCATCTCCGCATTGGGGTCTGCTACTGGTTGTACTGGGGCAACTAGTACCTTCTCAGGTACTGGCTCCGCAGCCTTATCTTTCCACTCCTGAAGCTCTTGTAAAAGATCTTCATTCTTCTTCTGCAATTCAATAGCCTCTTTACGGGCCTTGATTGCCGCAGGGCTAAGCTTCGCTTGCGCTGCTGGTTGTGTGGCTTGCGCCTGTTCTGTAATTGCCATCTTAAATATTATTTTATCACGTTATTAATAAGAATTTCTGGGATTAATTCTTTTGGTATAAGTTTACTGTGTGACAATGAGCCGTCAAAAAAATCGCCCGGTAACTCAATAAATTTGTTTAATTTATCTAACTATGCTAAATACACATCCACCTCACTTTTAGTTGTTAAAGCCCCGCCTTTGGATATTGACCAACTATTTTTTATGGTCTTTGCTTTTAAGCCTGCAACTTTCACATTAACACGAATGAACTCACCATCTTTCTCCGCTACAAAATCATATCCGTGGTCTGTGACTAAGGATATCAAAATGCGATAACCCTTGTTAGAATAATAAGAATATCCAGTTAATTCAACTGTTTGCCAATTTGTCTCAGCTACCACATCAGCCCTGCTAGCAGTGCCTAATCTCTCTTTCATATAAGTAAACTTAAAAGAGTAGAGGGCCGAAACCCTCTACTTTATTATATCAATCCTACTGAGGATTATGTGCAGTGTACAAGTTGGAAACGATACCGGTTGTATCCATATAGAAAGAGGACAATGGGTTGTTGAACTTTAAGCTCAGCATTCCCTGCGCCCACCATTCTGTATAGTCCTGAATCGAACCATTCGTCCCCTTAGGAGAAGTCTGACCCAGTTCAATGGACTGATACCCCTGCATACATACAGGATGGATAGTTGATGTATCGAGAACAAAAATACGATGTTGCCAGGTAACTGGGAAGCAAGAGACTTCCTTGAACAATTCAGTTGCTACAGGTACGAAGCTCATGTCTCCGATCTTATAGATCTGAAGGTTCAGGTCACCAATCTTATCGTCCGGCTTATACCTTAAACCAGTTTCTTTCCAAGCTTTGGACAATTCATACAGAAGCGCGTTCTGTGCGAATACGAAGCGAACTCCGCCTTCAGCCTTGTAGTCTGTCTCAAAACACAAAGTTTCGAACGACTCCTGAAGAGTAGCTTTGGTTACACCAGAGGCGCTTGCAGATCCAGCAGCGATCATACTCGGGAAGATTCCCTGCATGGTCATTGCCTTATAAGGAGAGCTACCATCAGTACCAGGTACCGTGATATTTACTTCACCCCTCAAACCGTTCCACAATGAAATGAACATGTCTTGAAGCAACAGATCCATCTGTTCTTTCTTGTCCAATTCGTAGTAGTTCGTATTAGAAAGATTGGCAAATTTTTGCATTTCCTTACGACTCCAACGCTTGTCGCGGTGCATCAACTGAATATAGTTGTACCGCTCAATCTTGGACATTCTATCGTAATGAGTCAAGAAATTCTGACCATCAGCGATAACGCCGGTTTGAATCGAGAAATAGTCATCTGTGGAAACTGCAGTAAGATCGGAAGCACCATTGTACTTCTGAACTGTAACTACATCACCAGAAACGACCTTTACAATACCTTTAGTATTATCAGGATAAACAATAACCTTATTAATAGTTACGTTATTCCCTCCACCAGTTGTCATGGTGATAGCCTGGGTTGCGCCAGCAGCTACACCACCTGCAGCTTTGAGAGCCACCCTACCAAAGGTCTTCTCAAGATACGTAAACACATCGTTATCTTCATATTGTACGGGTTTGTCCATCAGCAACCGCAAAGCGGAATACTTCTTAGGTACCGCATCAAAAATTTCACGAGCTATCGCCCTGCGAATCAGAATCGTCTCATCGGTACTAAATTCCGATGCATATTCCGAGCCTATCGGTTGCAGATTCCACGGTGCCGGGGCGTGTACCGCCGCGGGCTGTACCGGTGAAGGTGTTGCAACATAGGAGTTTGCACTGTTAAATTGATCAGCCATTTTCTTAATTGTTATTTAAAAAGTTAAAATTAATATTAATTACCCTGAGACATTCATAAAATCGGTTTCGCTCTTGACAATAGCTGCGAGTTTGTTCTCGTCTGCTCCGCCTAGACCTGTACCTGCCGCTGGTCGTACATCACTATTTTTAAGGATTTGTTCAGTGGCTTGGGATTGTCCTTTATTTTGAGCCTTCAAAACTAAATCACCAATGGTGTGTTCCTGGGCTAAAATTGCGGCCTTACCGAATTCCTGCATTGCAATACGCTCTGCTGCTTCTGACTTGTAACTAAATCCATCCGGATTAAACAATGTATTCTGTAAATCAGACGTCATTATGTCTCTTACCCGCTTTATCTCGGCCTCACCCATATCAGGGTTGTTGGTCCTCAGCAGCTTGATAGAGTTTTCAACAGAAGTGTCAAATGATATTTGGACAGCTTCGGCCTCTCGCTGATTTTGCTGTATGGTAGCAGCATAATTTGCTTGATCCGTCTCGTACTTAGTTTTAGCCAGATTCTTCAGGGCACTAAAATGCTCTGTGTCCATCTCCTTAAACTCGTCATGGGTAAACTTCTTCTCGCCATAATGGTTAATTATATCATGATCGATATAAGTAGCAAAAGGCTTCTCGAAATCTAACGTGCCGCGTTGAGCAATATTCTGAATTACTTGTGAGTAATCCTGCTTTTTCACCGCTGCATCCATGATTAACGATACGTCAGTTGGCAATGATTTCAATGTACGTTCATAAGTTTGTACTTGGGTTTGGAGTCCACCAAGTTGGTCGGCTTCTGATTTAAACTTATTATGTTCTTTAATAAGTCCCTGCAGATCGTTGACATCTTTGATTTCAAGTCCATTCGCTTTCCCGAAAGCCTGAACATCTTCAAATGAGGCTAAGGTGATTTTTCCATCCTTATCCTCTGTCGCTGCTCCATATGTCTTTGTACCGAAAGCCGTCTTCACCGTTATCGGATCTGGCGCCTTAGCTGCGGGAGCCGCTGCTCCTGCTCCGGCGGCTGCTGCAACTGCTGCTGCGTCTCCGCCCTTAGGTACTATCTTCTTAGGTTCTACTCCACCTGCTGCTACTGCGGGTGCGGCTGCTGCCGCTGCTCCTGCTGCTACTGCTGGGGCTGGTGTGCCCTTGTCTGCGGCGATTTTTGCCAGTGCTTCTGCACTCAAAACGCCTTGTGCGGCTGCGGCTGCTTGTGCGCCGTCACCTGCTACTTTTCCATCTGCCATCTTAATTAAATTATTATCACGTTATTTCTTATTTAGATTAATTCTAAACAAAGGTAATTATAGTTATTGTACTTACCAAAAAATAAATTATTGTGCTATTTTTTCAAACATCAATCCCTTAGCGTGTTTACATTTACCTTTTAAAACCTTACTTATATGACTAATTCCCACCCCATAATACCAAGCAGCCTCACTTATAGATGAATGAGTAGATTTAAAATTCCCTGTTCTACAATCATAGACACATACCGCTATACCATTAGCTTTCTCCAATTGGGGTGATAGGCCTAGACCTATAGCATGATGTATATTTTCTTTATGTGTTACCCACTCCAAATTGGATTTATCATTATTTGCCTTATTTGCATCCTTATGATTCACCTCCGCCTTATTATCTGTGCTGCAAAGAAAAGCTTCAGCAACTAATCTATGAACGTATTTAGTTACCATTTTTCCTTTATGATATAAACCAACCAAATAATAACCACGCGCATTAGGACTAGATTTCAGATATTTATTATTTCTCAAACTGAATACTCTACCAGATGAAGCCACTAAATAATTCTCAAATCCTTCTATTTTTCTCATATTATTTACCTTTGTTTCCGGCACCCGGCTTAATTGCCGCAGAGATAATTTTTGTAGCCCGATCCTTATCCTTTTGGGAATCCTCTCTGGCCTCATCTCGCAATTTCTCCCCATAAAGAACCTTACCAGTTTCTTCCTGAGCCTGGTTCTGCATCATAGTTTGATCCTCATTAGCCTGTGATTGCTTACGTTGAAGTTCAGCAAGTCTGCGATGGAATGCTCTAAGTTCTGCCAAGGCCTCTTCATCGGTAGCTCTACCCATGAGAGTGGCAGCAGTCGGTGCATCAATCAAACTATATTGTAACCAAGATATAGTCCTCTGATCTACGTAAACCCGCTCACTGTCTGGATCAATTGTACGTACAAGAGTGGTACGGAACTGTTCATGTCTCATATCCTTAGAAATTTTTAAGATCTCCGCAGATTCTTCACCTACTGCGTCAATAAGCTCAACATCCATATCTATATAATACCGCTTTCCGGATGTGGCTATATTCTGATAACACCCATTAAATATGGTATTAATAGCCGCATAGAAGGGCTCCTGCATAATGGACCCCCTCTGGATGGCCAGCTGCATAACTCCAACCAACTGATCCGGATTCTGCTGTCCTTTCAAGCCTTCATTCACTCCACTTATCTGTTCAATACCATGGCGGAAATTCTCAATTAATTCTGAAAATACCAGGGTGCTTTCTTTGATTCCAGAGTCATAACGCCCTACAGCTTGAGATACACCGCGAGCCCTACCACGGACACCAATCGGTTCACCCCTCTTCATCTTAATGGCAACCTCATCCTCAGAGCCCTCATCAAATAAATCTTTATCGAAGACTACACCGGCACCACCAGCATTGTTAATCTGATTCTCCATAACCGACATAAACCGGTTAATCATCCTTTGAGGATTGATAACCACATCGATTGGGGCCATACATTCTCCATCCATATACGCCCATGTACCGCACTTATACGGGGGTTTCATGTTGGTTGGCATATAGAGATCCGGCTCCTGGTAAGGTATGATACCATGATCCAGGACAATGTTTTCAGTTGCCTTGGATGAATCATACTTTGAAGCAGATATAATTTCATATGGAATAAATCGGCAAAATCTCCACAGGTCAACTTGAAGGGCCCTGATGGATCTACCGCGTAATACTTTCTTCTGGTATGGAGTTAGCTGCTCAAGTGGAATTACATCCGCTCTAGTAAATCTTGCTTCCTCTTCTCCCTCATATATATAATTAAGTCTCTCTAGTATCCTCTGACCGAATTGATCCGTAACGTATCCAAAGTGATCCACAACGGTATCTCTCCACGTGGCATTGTATACCGGCAATCTATTCCGAATATCGAAAGGTTGCCCATTCGCCTGTGTACCTATAATCTGAGATACATAGTTCTCAATAGCTTTCTTCTGCGGAAGTGATAGATCCTGATGACGCTCATAAATATCAGTTGCCAAGGAGTAATCAAACTCATAGAAATATTCTGAATCGGAAAGATCTTCCTCAGTGGCTCCACGATCCCATCCAAACCTATCAACCGGAATTCTTTTAAATTGCCATTCTCCATTCAATGGAAAGGGATGAACAATACCAATACCGCCGGCTGCTATATCAACGGCCAGTTGCTTTTTAAGCCGGTCTAATCTGGATGTCTTGGCTACATATCTCAGTAACCTATTCATTGCAACGACGTAATTATCCACATAAGTATTCTCAAACCTCATGGCAACATCATCCTCATCCTTGCCAGTCAAATATCCCTGCTTCTGCATCACAGCACCAAATTCCGGGAATATCTCAGCTGCGTATCCGTATGCCTGTAACCTGGCCAGAGACTTATCCCTACGGCTTTTCGCCATGGGTGATATAGCCTGGACCTTTACATCGAATGTCATCCGTTCTGCATTTCCACGGTATTGCTCTACCATAGGCTGGATGAAGTTTCTGGTTACTTTGATCCGGTTACGGTCCTGTCCGGACTCATCTTTGAAGAACGCCTCAGTATCCTCCGACAGGAGCCACTGTTTGTCCCTATAAAAGTTCATGTTGGTTTGATACTTGGCTACGTGGTCCTGCTGCTTTTTACGCATTCCTTCACCAATTACCCAACGGGCATACTCGACGTGATAGATGTCACCCTTATCAACCTCCTGAGTTTCAATACGGTTAGGCTTACTTTGACGAGTTTGTATAAGCTGTAGCATAATTTTTAATTATTAATTAATGCATGAGAAACTGGACATGCCAATTTGTCATGACAAAATGTCAGTATTTAACAAATATACATAATATTTTAAACACTACATAAATTATTTTTATTCTTCTGGGATTCACTCATTTTCTTTCGAACTTCTTGAGAAGCCGTTTTACCCTTATGAGCCTCACTCATTTTTCTTTTAGTATCCTCAGAATGCTGTTTACCAATTTTAGCTGCACTCATGTTTCTCTTGGCCCCCTCAGAATGATGTTTGCCAAATTTAGCCCCACTTATTTTCTTTCTAGTAATTTCAGAAGGAGATTTTCCATATAGCGGATGATTTTCCCCACTTCCAACACCCCTCCCACCAGGACTTATATTATAACAAAGTGAATTATTCCGCTCACTCGCTAATATTTCCTGTTCAAGCCAATATGCTTCATCTTCAATATCAAAACTTCCCAATAATTTTTTAGTAAAATTTTCTTTACCATACTTGACTACAGCCCGCTTTATATGAAGCCCCGAACCGAAATAATCATCATCTACATTATCTGTAGAATGCTTGCCGATATAGAATTGCCCATTTATATTATTGATAATTTTATATACGATGTGTTGCATTTATACATATATTATTATTATGTCGTTTGAAAATTAATTCATCCAAGCTAAATTATCATGCTCTTTAATAGATTGCAATAATGATTTTAAACTAGCGCACTCGAAACGATCTTTCTTTCCAGCATACAATGTAAATTTCAGATTCTTGCATATACTGATAGATACATCATTTAATTCCCTTTCTTCTGCTGCCTCAAATATATTAGCAACAATTGACTCTGATTTTTCCATAATTTTATTTTTTACATTTATATTATATATGTCGTTTATTAATCGCCTGCATTCTGATAGTACTCTCTATCAAATCCAGTATTCTCCTCATCATCGTCCTCTCTGTGTGATACTCCAAATCCCTCTTCCATCTTTGTAATCATACCGGGAAGCTCCTGTGCAATTTTGGTAGTGGCATCTACGAATTTTTTAATGTCCTTAAGTTTATCCTTATCCACATATTGCTCCGGATCACACATAGTTTCATAATTCGTAATCAGCTTCTCAATCATGGATCTGGCTTTCTCCCGTATCCCTGGTTCAACCTTGGACATCCGCTCTATAGCATTAGCCCACTTCTCATCGAAATTCAACTTCATCAGATCCGCATTCAGGGTCCTATCCGGTGTGAATTTGGCACGTTTAAGTGCTTCCTTAATCCTGAGTGTGTTATCCTCAATGGATGTAACAAGCTCAGACGTAGGATTAGCGTACCACCAGATGGTGATAAGCTGCACAGCTGTCAAGCCTTCAAATTCCTTAATCCTTTTCAGTTCCGGGTAGCGACTGCGATAATCTGCGGGCCTCATTTTGTACGGATCGAATATCTTTCTCATCTATAAAGTTGTTAAAATTCTCTTTTACCGGTACGCGAATCATATTCCAATTAGCATCACGAACCACTTTGTATCGAACGCGCGTTTGACTTACCCGGCTATTTGTCCTGTATGTCTTCTTGTGAGCACAAGCTATCCTAGCAATATATGCGTAAGTGAGAGCATCTAAGGCATCATCGTAATGCATCATCTTATTCAGCGGTCCCCAAGTTTCCTTCCCACTTGGTTTTATCTCATATGCAAAGGTAGTAAGTTGATCGAAGAATACCGAAATATAAATATTATAGTGATAATTTCTGAACACTTCAGTCATGTATTCTATGACTGCATCTGCTCGTATTCCCTTCTTATCCAAGCCTATATCCCTGGCACCACCCTGGACTTTATGAGGCAACTGGGTATTAAATATGAGTGATCCCAGGAACCCTTTCAGCTCTTTGTAGTCAATATAGTTTGTTCCAATGTTCGCCTCTACTAAATCTGGTACACCCCTCTTTGACCCTGCTGGATTCTCTACATCATAATATAATCCCAGGAGTGTAGCCTGCATGAAACATTTTTTATGTTCATGGCTCTGCCTGTAGTTCATCAAAGCAGAACATGTCTTCAGATGATCATCCCAGATAGCGCTGGCCATTTTCGAATGCCCCGATTCTGTGGCGATGGGGTCAGTCCCCTGCCAGTATCGATTTACCCAGTGTTGTTCTGGGTGTTGGAATATCCAGGTTGTCCCTTTCCTGTCCGGGTCATCATCATCTAATGGATAGAACTTGGCATCAATGATACGAAACGGAACGTCGCTTTCAGGCGGCATGGGATCATTGTAATCATATATAGGCTCAAAGTATCCAAGGGTTGGCCTGGCCTTCGCGCCAAGCGCCCGACAACGATCAAGACCACCCTCTATAATTTCCCGGGATACCAGCATACTGGAATTGCTCAGGAACATATCTTTAAAGCTGGATGGGTAATGCTGATGGAACTGGATCTTAGAAGTTTCCAGGTCTATATCTCTTTCTGTTGCCCTAGCCCCGTAGTACCAAGCTTGCTCTTTCAAATAATCTTCTTTAGTCAATCTGGCATGCCAGCTGAAGAACAATGGAACAAATCCACTTTCAAACTGTTTAGCTTCCCAGAGACCTAAGATACGATACCATTCCTTCTCATAGGCTCCTTTACCCTTATCCATTTCTCCCCCGGTTCCCCACATCCAAATCTGGCGACGTAATACAAATTTACCTGTAACCGGATCATTCCAGAACATGGTAGGCCTTGCTTCGTTAAGCATGGGACCCAGGATTCCAATGTTACCAATTTCATCGATAAGGGCAAGCTGGGGAGATCCCCCGTTGATGGCGGTCTTTTTCGGAGCGACCACATCGCATCTACTGTTTGGATACCCCTTTTTACCCTTACCTGGTTTATCAGACAACCAAAATCTGGTACCACTATCAGATTTCACGGGTGGCTGTAACCATCTTGGTAAGGCGCCGAATGGATATTTCAGCTTATCAGTAAAGATCTCCTCAACTGTGTCCTTATCTTCAGCGATGAATTTTATATAGTAGTTATTATGTATAAGCATCATCTTCAGTGCAATGAGGCCCATAGCGGAGGTAAATCCAATCTGTCGTCCTTTACCACCAATCACGTTATAGCGGCAATCGAATAAATAAAATATGACTGCATGGTGTTCCTTTGCATAATAACGCATCATACCACTAGCAGCATCACCTTCTTTCAGTTCTCCGTACTTATTGGCAAAGTACAAAGTGTTCTCTTTGATCCGGTCCCGCTCCTGGTTTGCATACTCCCGTTTAGCGTCCTGATCTTTGTAGTTGGTGATATTATCCTTCTCTTCCAGCCATCGAAATGCCTGGGCTTTATACCGCTCGAATAAAGGATATTTGATTGCCTGGGGAAATGGCCCATAAACAATGGAGTTAATCCAATTTATGAACTCATCGGTATGATATAGGTTACTTGCGGGAAGCCAGTCCGCTTTGGTGAGGTTATCTTTAAACCTGGAGAATGTACCTGAATGGACAAATGGATCGTTCTTCCATCCCTTCATCTTCTTCTGCATGATCTGCTGCCCGGGAGACATCTTGACCACTTCAGGTCCATCTTTGATATACCCCTCCCGCCTCAAGACTTCTATCTGAGTGCGATTAAGAGTACCCTTTAAGTACTGTTTGTGTAAATATGCAAAGTAGCGGGCTTTTGCCGCATCTTTGCCAGTGATGACCACGATCTATCTAATTATACCGCGTTCCTGTAACCTCCGCAGCCGAAGCAACTGGGTTTCCAGGAAGACGACTTTCGACTTAAGTTTCTCCATATACTGAATTGCAATCTGAACTGCATTTCTATCACCTGGAGTAGTGTCTAATTTGGATAGCGCTTCCGGTAGAGTGGAAAATTCGTTTGCACCAATCTCATCTGCCGGAACATTTCCGACACAATAATCAACTATCTTTTCCAAATAGTCAAGTGGATCAACTTCCAGTCCCTTATTTGCCATCTATTTATACTTTTTCTCTAATTCAACTGCATGCTTCTCAATGATCTCATTGAAGGTAAGGTGACCCTGAGAAAGGTGAAATGACTCTTGTGCCTTATTATTCTCAGCCCTGATCATCTCATCATAAGTATTCTGATGAACCATTCTGTTGCGCTCCACTTCTCTTGTAGCAGTCTCTTCATAAACACTCTCCGGCTTCTCTTGCCCTTGATCCAGTAACTGAACCAGGTGAGCTGACATAGAAATCCCCTTAGGTTTAGAAGCCTTAAGCTTCTCAAACAACTCGGTATCCAGTCTAAACGAAAAATGTTTTGTACTCATAATACAAAGGTAACCATTAAATATGAGACTACCAAAAATACCTGTGCTCATTAATGTATGCAGATAGCTATATCTCAATAACAATAGGCAATTAACTGTGCTCACTTTTGTGCTCGCTTACGAATCTGAACACGAAAAAACAGTATACTCAGTAACTCAGTAACTCAGTATCTGCAACGCCTGGTGGAGGGCAAAATCATAAAAAATAAAAACCCGGCAAATTCGTAGCATGATTGCGAGCGAAGCGAGCAAGCATGCTGGCACAAAGAAAGCAAGCGCAGCGCCGCTTTCGACTGCCGGTTCCCCCTATTGTTCAAAAGATTGTATACCTATAAGACGCGCGAGAGACATATATTTTACCCACTTCTTTGGTAGTGTCAATAATTATCAATATCTTTGTCGTATATGAAAAAAACAACATTCGATTGGGAGCTATACCATAAGATGTATCAGTTCCACAAAATTGCTAGTGAACAAGGAATAAGGTTATCAGCTGAAAAGTTACGTGACCATTTTGAAATACCTGATCGCACAGCAAGATACTATTTCTTTATGGTATCAAATAATTACAGTCAAAGTTTACAAACTACCAAATCCAGAGGAGAGAACAGATTGATCATTCCAGACATTCATGCACCATTCGTTAAAAAAGGATTCTTGGAACATTGTGTAAAAGCTTATCATGACTACTACTGTACCAAAGTTACTTTTTTAGGGGATATCCTAGATAACCACTTCACTTCATTTTGGAAAAGTGATCCTGACGGGTTATCAGCAAAGGATGAAGTTGAGATGGCTATTGATATCCTTCAGCCATGGTACAACGCATTTCCGGAAGCAGAGATATGTACCGGAAATCATGACGTGAGAATACGTCGTCAAGCTTTTGATGCTGGTATATCTGAAAAATGGATCAAGGATTATTCTGAGGTAATGGAAACCCCTGGATGGATTTGGGATGATTACTGGGATCATTTTGGCACAAGGTATACTCACGGCGACGGACCGGGAGGGGCACTTAATGGCGCCTTCCAAAGAGTACTGTACTGGGATCTATCAACAGTACAAGGACATTGGCATACAAGTAGTTACACACGTTGGAAGGTATCTGAATCAAATAGACTATATGCTTTTCAATTGGGATGTGGCATGGATTACAAATCCTATGCTGCTGCTTATAGTAAAAAATCTCAAAAGAAACCAGTGATTGAATGTGGTGTCATCCTTGACGATGGCAGAATTCCAATTCACCTCCCAATGTACTTATAATTAGATAATTATGCCAGTAATTTTAAGGCCAATAAAGGAAAGATTTTTTGAAAAGATCAATAAAAATCCAATAACGGGATGTTGGAACTGGACTGCTCACAAGAGTAAGAGTGGTTATGGCTACATTTCAGTAACTGGTGATAGAGTACGCCGGGCTCATAGAGTATCTTACGAATTATTCGTAGGGCCTATAAAACCTGGATTATTCATTTGCCATAAATGTGATAATCGTGGCTGTGTTAATCCTGATCATTTATTCATGGGAACGCATCTGGATAATATGGCTGATATGGTTAAAAAGGGTAGAGTAAAACTTAGTGTAAATACTCAATTCAAACCAGGCCACATCCGTAATCGTGTATTATCAGATGATATTGTTCGTAAGATAAGACGTGAATTAGCAAAGGAGGAACTTACTTCGGTAAAAATAAGTAAAATATTTGGAATCGGCGTTGATACTGTACGGGATATTAAAGCTGGAAGATCTTATTCCGAAATTACTTAGAATCATTCCAAATAACATTTGCTATTGCACAATCCAATTTTTATTTGTAATTTTGTCCCAGTCCTTTGATGATTGATATGTTGAAAGGCATTTGGACATGGGTTCGATTCCCATACACTCCACTAGAAAAGTCCAACCGGTAGCCAGAAAGAGTATATTCTGCTGGTGTCTATTCGGCTCTGGCCTTGGGGGATGATTCACTGCCACGGTATCCTGTTGAGGAACAGGTAATCCCACGGATAAGGTGAATATTCCTCCCCCCTTGCAAAAGGGTAAGTTACAATTTTGTAAGATACGGGGTGTACCGGCTTTTGACAGTGCTAGAGTAGGATATCAGGAGAAGACTAGCTAATTAACAGGCGAAAATGTTAAATTAATTCCTCATGGCAACTTCAAGGAAGCAGCCTAGCTAGGAGCCCGGGTCCCATGACCTCCAGGATAAGATCGGGAAGGGTGGGTCCCCCGGGTAAACTTAAAACGTGATAAATGAAGAAACAACTTTTGCAATTACAAGGTCGGTCCAGAACCATTACATCCTATTTGGATAATCTGAACATCAACGCAGACGTAGTAGAACAGTACAACAAGCTTGGAAATCAAGGTCTTGTCCATTGGAAAGAGTGGAGAGACATTATGCAGGATGAAGAGAAGTACAAAGCTCTGTCTCCCATCGAGCAACAAACACTGCATGAGAATTCCAGGTCCTACACTCAAATGCTTACTGAGCTTGATAATGAGGTTAAATATCTTACTAATACCAAGCATTCCCTGGCCCTGGCCGATTGCCTCAATCACATCCTTTCAGCTAATCAGCTGTTAGACAAACTTGTAGATATTTATGGTGGTCGTGATGGAGCCTTCAGTTTCACTAAACTCAAGCACGTCAGACAAAAAGGCTGGGACAAGACTGGATATAAAGACAAAGTATTCAATCTGGCCACAGAGCTGGATCTGTTGACTGAAGATTTCGGTAATCTTCTGAATACTGAGGAAAAAATGAATTTTGTCCAAACTACAGTAGACGCATTAATGAATTACATTTATGTATCCTTTGTACAATCGCTAGCATGGCTTAACAGTGAATATGATCGTATAGAGCAGCAAGGGATGCCGGAAGCAGGAGAATTTAAGCTCCCTGAGATCCAGGTACCTAAAGTACCAGAGGATGGCGAAAGTGATCAGTCAGAAAAACCTAAGGAGTAATTCTCCTGCTTTTTAAAACTATAAAATTATGACAAGTAAAAATCGCATCACGGTTCATCTGTTTCACACTACAGATAGAGGAGCCATAATAAGGACAGTTAAAAACATCATTCTGTTTAACACGCCATATCAGGAGATTCCCAGTACAATTGATAAAATCGTCATGGAATTCTACAGTACATATGACTTCCACGAGATCAAAACCATCACATCAATTAAGGATGAGATCTACGTAAACGGGGGTTTGATATGAGACCAGAAAACTTTCATTGGTTTCCCATGGATAGTTCCAGGAGTATCGTCGCATACAGAGCAGCAGATTGGCAGATGATGATTATACCATCTCTACAAGTCGAGACCGATCATGGAGAAGAGGTTGAATTGTTTCATGTGATCATTGATAGGGCCGGGGAGAACGGAGTTCTTATTAACAGGCTGATGACCTGGTGCCAGATCATTGAAGCTTTCAAGATTGAAGTCTAAATGCTCCGGCTGTCATATAATATACGATAATCTTAAATTGAATAGATGCCGGGGAACCTGGTACATAGAGAACCGGTATAAAGCATACATCTGCCAATGTGGTAGTAAATCATTTACTGAAATTAAATAATTTAAACAACATGAGAAAAATCGCATTAATCTTAGGAATGTTCATCGCTCTTACTTTCATGAGCATGAATTCAGTACAGGCTGAAACCAGTACCTGGACCGTTAATCATTATTGCATGCATGATTCGAATGATGTATCCATAGAGGAACATCCTGACATAGAGCCTTTTGTGCTGACTATGGTGGCGAAGGCCAATAAGGGTGATTATGGAACGATCTCCATGGATAATGAGGAGAAAACCACATACAACCTTGTAGAGTTTTCTGCGGGTCGTAAAGGCAATAATTACAAAACTTTTTATTTTAGGGCGATAGACAATGACTCTATTGAATGCCTTATAAATGTTATCTTATATACTGATGGCAGTAATTATGCTTTCAGTCTCAGTGTAACATACCCCGACAAAATATTATATTGGACTGGGGTATTGATCGCATTTGAAGAAGCTGAACGAAAAATACTAACTTATTGGCAACAACATCAAAGTTTATAAAATCATTTTAAAATGGAAACTAAGAAATTAAAAGACCTCTCATTTGAGGCACTTTGCGCTATTATTGCCAAAGTTATTCATAGCGCCAACAGGGCCTATGTCGATGCAATTGGTGGTCGTGCAGTTAATCTTTCCTGGGAAGAGGTCAGGGAAGAAATGCGCAGTGGTCTGATCAAGGCTGTTGCAAGTACGATTGTAAACCCTCTAACCCCATCAATCTCTCATGAGAAATGGTGTTTAGCCCGGGAGGCAAAAGGATGGACGAAGGATCTCAAGTATGATTACCATCGCAAGACCCATCCAAATCTGATTCCTTTTGATCAATTGCCCCCTGAGGAGCAATTCAAAGATCATTTATATATGGGTATCGCCAGCATTTTCTGCGGTGGATGGGACATTTTGGATATGCCGGAAGTTCAGGCAGCCAGGAGAATCCTTGCAGAGAAGTTTGCAGCGGAGTCAGAAGAGGCAAAAATTGCGGTTGAGGATGATGTTATGGATTCAGTAGATCCCGCGACAACTGAAGCTCTCCAAGCGAAGCTGGATGAAGCCAAAGAGAAGCTTGCTGCAGCAGAGGCTGAGGCTAAGGATGTACGTAAGGATGAAGAGCCGGGTCCAGACTATGTTATCAACGGAGTTGAGAAGAAGTATCAACCGGTTATGGATAATGATCAGAGTGAGGGAAGATCCACGGATGAACTCATGGATGGTCCTAAACCAAATCTACCCGCCGATGAGGGCGGTATTGAAACACCATTACCGGACGTGAAGCAGGATGAAGAACTGGGACCTGAAGGAGTGAAGCTTAATGCTGTGGTTATTGATCAAGCGGACATTAAGGTACCAGAAACGCCGCTTCCATCAGCTAACGAGATCCTGGATCATAAGCCAAAAGAGTTTACTGCCATGGGTGCAGCAAAGGCTATACTTGGAACTTCGCCAGAAGGTATTAAGGACGATGGTGGACCAGGTGAAATCAAAGACTTTGAGAATGCTAAAGCTGCACCACTGCCCGGGACTAAAGGAGACAGTACAAAGCCGAAGAAAAAGGCCACTGCCAAGAAATAGAACGATGGGAGGGGCATAGTAGTCCCTCCATCACTATTCAATTATATGGAATATACAACAACAAAAGAACGCTTACAGCGCATGGCTTTAGGTCATACAAGTGAAGGATCTGATTTAAGACGACCTGATGGAGGCTTATCATTTCTGGTTATCAACCACTATTCACTGGATGGCACAAAGCATAGAGATCTTCGTTTCGTTGTCTCTACGCACCCCAAACAACTACCGCTTTATGAATGACGACATGTCCTCTTGCCAAGGTAATGGATGCGACGCCGCATCGAAATGTGCACGATATGCGCCAGAGATAACATATATCTTTCAAGATTATTTCAAATCTACTCCAGGTAAGGATGAAACCTGTAAATCTTTTACCGCTATTTAGAGTCATTCTACTAGTTTGTCTCAATATAAACACTTATCTTTGTAAAAACATAATCTCTCAATAATAAAACAACACAATGAAACGCAAATGGATTTTACAACTCGTAACGATAATGATGATCATGGCCTTGTTCGTCATCACCGTTAACACCTGCTCCGCCGAAAAGGACTACTATTCTGTAGTTGGCGTGGGATTGTCCGTTAATGACGTTCCAATACTCTTTGACGTAAGCACACCGACTGTGGTTACCATGGATGATGAGAACGACGTCGTAACAATTATTGCTTCCCCGAGTAGGGTGTACCTGTACCTCATAACTGACATAATAGGTAAAGACAGCGACTCTGCTTTTCTAGGCGCGACGTTTGCAGCCGTTGATCCCAATCATAACAAGTATATCATTAATATGCGAATGTACGTTGATAAGACCATACAATTAACCATAATGGATGATAAAGGCCAAAATGGTTTCGTATTACTCCTGGATGAACCAGAAGAACATAGAGGTATCCAGACTCGGAATGACCTCATTCGCCGGCGTATTATAGCCGGATTAAAATAAAATCATGAAAAGAAGATTTGTAATTTACAAGAACACAGTACTTGAAGTAATACACTCACCATATGCTGCAGCATGCCAAGCTTGTTTTTTCCATAACAGGTGCGCGTTATCTGAGCCGATGGAAGAAAGAGTTGGTCATGCGTGTACGGATGATGATACTCATTATGTTAAAGTCGGAAAACTTTTAAAATAATGCCTACATACTCAACATTTAACCCCGCAGCCACGGATACTCATGTCATTATCGATGAGTATGGTATGGCTGTGATTAAAGGAGATTCTGAATCTCGAAGGGATTCCCCATGGAGAACTGCCGCAGGATACAAAGCCTGGGGTGATCATGCTCTTTATACAGCAGCCATACATGGACTTCATTTTAATAATCAAGGCTGTATACGATTCCGCGATGGGAAGTATGAATATCGCCGGCATCCAGCGCATGCTTGGGGTAGTGATATGTCCAGGGATCATGTAGCCGCATTACTCCTCCTGGTTCATTTTGGAGTTGAAGGTGTCCGCTTTGGATCTATGTATTTACTCAGAAATATGATCAAGTTCACAAAATGGAAGATCGGTCCCAATGCCTCATTCACTATCGATATGTGGTGCTGGATGAAGGGTATCCTCAACAAACGTTGGAGAACTCTGTTCTATATGATCACTATTCCGTATATATCTGTGGTCGCACGGTGGAATGCCATACTACTCAAGAAGGGTAATTTCACTGTTCCGGATCTCCAGCAGCATGATTTTGTATACAGGAGAATCAATCACGACGTCACAGAGGAGCAGGACAAACTCAGGAAGCGGATGTTTCCATACTACGCCCTTACGGGGATGGCATGGATGAATCATATCAACCCTGATAGCCCAGGCAAGCGCTGGCTGTCTAAAATCATCCGGGGGATGTGTGGTGCCCATAACTACCTTGTGCGTCTCCTGACGGACGATATGACCGTTACAAAGGGTCAGGTCATCATGTGGGTAGAAATGACTGGAGCGCCCTTCTCAGTGCTCATGAATGAAGCCACAAGCAGAGATATCAGGTTCCTGACTCTGGAGGAGGGGGAACATAACAGACTTTATGGAGATTTATTAATAACCATCTGGAACGAAAAACATCCAGAAGATCAGATTAGAGAAAGGAAAATATTATGAGTGACAAGATTTGTATGACTAGAAAAGAGGCTGATTACGTGTGGAATTGTCTACCGGACTGGATTAAGGAAGTCCCTGGACCTGATATTCCTTTAGATCCAACGTTTTTTGGTACCTTATCAAGAGAAACTGACCTGATAGTTCATAACAATATGAAAAAAATACTTCAAAAATGATGGGAACCGAAAACGTCCCGCTTAAGGAGGACACCAAATTAATGGCAGCCTGGAGGAGACTTACCTTTCTACCGGCTATAGTAGCCCTGTTTGTAATGGGTGCCATAGGAGTGATAGTAGTAATTGTAACATGGATTCCGTTTGGGGCAGAGTCCATAAGAGGTTGGTGGAGAGACATCATTCTTGATCCTATCATCAATTTTATAGCGGAGGTGAAATGAAGAAATACGTAATAGTTGATATTGACGGCACTATAGCTCACAATCCTATTCGCCAGGCTAAGATCCTCCAGAAGCTGGAGATTACTCCTATTGAGGAAATGCCATGGGCAGAGTTATTTGAGGATTGTTTGATGGATACGCCCATTTGGCCGGTCATTGATTTAATGCTTGCAATAGCTGATAAGTACCATGTTGTATTCTGCACCAGCCGGGATATTGATTTTAGAGATAAAACCCGGATTTGGATTGATACGTATACCGGTTTAATTTGTGCTCCCCTGCTTATGCGGAAGTCTATAAATGATTATCGATCAGATAGCATCATTAAACCGGAGCTATTGGTGAGAGCCGGGATCACCATTAATAATACAGCCTTCATCCTGGAGGATAAGAACTCCATGGTTGCTACCTGGAGAGAACTTGGATTTACTGTTTTACAACCTATCAATAACGAATATTAAAAAACACAACACAAATGGAATTAATTAAATTATTTTTATGGTCACTATGGGTGACCACTGTTATCGCCGGTATTGGCGTAATCGCTGATCTCTGGTTAATTAACTTTAAGTTCAAACCCTGGCTCAAGCCTAAATGGTTATGGAACCTGGTTGAGCTTGTGGCTATATTTGGCCTGATTAACTGTAGGGGGTGGTCTCCACTTCCCTGGTGGCATATGGCCCCATTATATGCTTCTATGGTTTTTGTCTGGTGGGCGGTGCATGATTGCTGGCTGGGATGGGGACTTAATGAGGGTCCTTTCTTTTTAGGTCAGAGCAAATGGGACCGGTTCTTTTTCCGGATCTTCAACCAATTCGGGTTGCCGGCTGGGCTTAACTTCCTTATTGTTAAACTATTCTGGGGCTTCTTAGCAGCCGCCGCATTCTTTTCATTATGAAAAAATTAAGTAGAAAACTATTAACGTTCGTATTATTGGCAACTTTATTAAGTTGTAAGTGTTACCTACAACAGCTTCCAACACAGTTGGTATATGTTGATTCTAATTGCATCGCAATGATTCCGGATTATTTACCTGCAGTTACGGTATTGGGTAATTGTGATGATGATGTAGTTACTCAAACACCCCCAGCCGGCACAATCATGGATGAACCTTATGGGACTGTAACGATCAAAGCGATAGATGAATTCCAGAATGCTGATTCTATTGTATTTGATATAATCAGAGTGGATAATATTGCGCCCGTACTAACTATGGACACCACTTTGATAAATGCCTATGTTCCACCGGTGAGTGTTGATTCTATGATCCTGGTAACCATAACCGGTCCAGGAGATGCGGGTACCTTCGGTGCTCTTACAAAACCCGGGAAACACGTTGTTATAATGGATGATCGACAATTTAATAAATATATGCAATGAGTAAACACACGAGAACTTACACAGTACAGGACCTGAACAGGGCCCTGATCAAGCAAGGGATGTTACCACCATCCGCACAAATTGATCGTATTGACGTACATGAAGATAGGTGTATTGTTGATATTTTGTTTGACGCAGATGATTGTGTTAAGAAATAAATGACTATCTTTGTATTTGGAATTGTTAAACCTTTTTATAAATCTAGTGTACTATGAGATTATCGAATTTTAGTTTTAAGAAGAATCCTATTTCGACTATTTTTGGCCTGTTGGTCATTGTAGCCGGATTACTTCCTTTTGTGCTTCCTGGCAGGATTAGCCTGAGTGAAGCTGTAGAGGTAGGAGAAGGGTTAAAGGCGGTTGAAGTGCTTATCGTTCAATTCGTCGCAGAGGCCGCTGGTCTTGTTTCCTTGTTCGGCAAGGACTTGGCTGGTATCCCGGACGCAGAATAATTGAGAGTGTTTCATATGCTGTGTTTTCCCCTGGGGGCCTGTCTCCCGGGGGTTTTTTAACCTTACATTAAATCATTACTTATGGCATTCAATAAGAGACTTTACAAGTGTTTATGGAGGGATAAGGTAGACCTGCTGTTCTGGCTGGCTATCATATTCTTCTTTGTGTATTCCCAGGTAAAGGGCAAGGACGTCAGCGGACTGCTGGTTGTCGTGATCTTTTACCTCTATAACGCCATGATCCGGCTGAACCATTATTGGCAGGACCGGGCGAAGATGTTCAATTTCCTGAAAAAGCACGGGTACAATATAGATGATGTCCTGGATCAAGAAGACCTTTAATTTGTCTAGTTTTTACTGGTAAAAACGTGACTTATCATTTATATGCAATATACAAAATCACTGATAACTAGCTGTTTTATATTTAATTGCATATAGCCGAAAAACGGCTTCACAGGAGCTCACCTACTGCACGATCTCCATGTAGGTGGACCCAAGGTATTACCCAATATCAGCTATTTTACCGATAGTACTGCTTTAACGGTAATATTACCGATTACGAACAGAAAACCCCCAATTACGGGGGTTATTGCTGCTAGAGAAGTAAGGAGTTAAGAATAGCTATTCTACTTTAGATCTAAAGTAAGTTGCCCAACAGCGGTACGCAGTTTTCTCGTATGGACCACACATAAGTCCACATTTGTTTGGATGATCCCAACCATGCATATCCATAGGACATGATCCGGTAAACATCGTAACCTCTAAAGAGGCCAGTAGTAATGCTTCGTGAAGTTCTGTTTCTACGCTCATGTTCCGTAATTACTGAAATAAAGTATTATAAATAAAACTGTTGCAACTCCCAGAAGGAGTATCCATCGCCAAGGGCCGGGCCAGCTTTTTAGTGGTCTATCATACGTGTACTCATTAATGAAGTCCTGTATCTCTTCCTCATTGATGTCCTTATAGGTACCGCCATCGCCGAATCCTACTAGTTGTTCCCTGTACCGGAAAACTTCGCCGGAATATTCCAGTGGTTGATCTAATTCTCTCATAAGCTTTCGAATATTTCTTCTATGTCAATGAAGTACATCGCCTGCTCTACCTTATTAACAATGATCATGGCCGTTTCACGGGTGAATTGCGGATCATCGCTAGTCAGGAATTCTAATGCGTATGCCCTTATCTGATCTTCAATTATATCAGCCTGGGTTTTGTAGTGGCCATAACCACTTCCGAATTTTATGAATTTGTGTGTCATACTTTTGCCCTTTCGTTAAGAATATTAAGCAGTAACTCAGCCTCAAATGGAGTAAGTAGGATACCTTCTTCATACCCCCAGCTCTTTTCATCGTAGCCATAATCGCCATCTGCACAGAAACGTCCCACCTGCTCAATCAGCTCCTGGCGTACTTCGGCCTCTGTTGGCCTTTTGGCTTCCGGGTAAAGTTGATGGTGCAGACCTGCTTTGATCTGATCATCCATTTTTTGTTTCATGTCGCTCATACTTTTTTTGGTTTTATGGGCAATATTGAGCCCTTTAATAAATTCAAATTTGCTTTGCTCATGCTTTAATCATCTGATAATCAATTAGTTAGTAGCGGGAGATGGATTCGAACCACCAGCCATCAACTTATCAGGCTGGTGCTCTGACTATGCTGAGCTATACCTATAAGCGAGCATGTCACTCGCTAATTTATCAGCGCACTCATCACATATTGTAAGTGGCTTGATAAGATGCGGGATATACTTTTTTCCGCACTTAACACATTTTCTTGTATAATCTTCCATAGAGCTGAAGAGAGGATTCGAACCCCTGGCCAGTTCCTTACAAGGGAACAGCTCTACCAACTGAGCTACTTCAGCATTGCCGGGTTGAAAACTACGCCATTTAAACCTCCCCCGGCGGGACTGGAGTTTTGCTCCACTCATCCCATAAATTTGAGCTGTACAGATCTTAATATGGCCTCTTGAAGATCCCATACCCACTTTCGAGTATTAGAACCAGCTCCCAGCCCTCATGACCAAATTCGTTCAATTTCTCCCGAAGCAACCTGTTGTCGTTTCGATGCATGTACATTGTGTTGTAATTCCATCTTTTCTTGAATAATCTCATCGTTTTATATTTTAGTCTGCAATCGTTGCAAATATTAGATCCACATATAATACTTCCGATATCTGGCACATAATGTGACCACTAGCGAAAGCCTTGCTTCCTTCAAAGTCTTCCAGGTCGCCATGCTATCATCTTCATCCATCATTGGGATCGTCATCGATGGATCGCCGTCTTTTAAACATAGTATTCCGTACATTATTTTAGTTTTGTGAGTGCGATTAATACTGATTCTACTTCTTCCATGCCAACCGGATACTCCCCCTCATGAGTGATGTTACTGAGTTCGTCAATTAAATGATAATCAAACTCCCAACTATTGTACCAGTCACCTTTGTTAAAGTCGACATGCATTGGCCGCATGCCTCAAGTCTTTTAGTTTTCCCATAGTCTGTTATTCAAAACCGCCGTATGTAACTACTCTGGAGACTTCCTTCTCACACACCGTACATATCTGTATATCAGTGTACTTAGCTTTGTGAAGGTAACCCCCAGCGACATATTCATTCTCTTCTCTTACATGCTTGTGAGGACAGATACCCTGTAATTCCTTTAGAAGCTCTCGTACCGTAGTCTCTGCGGTAATAGTCTCATCTTGTAAAGTTTTAATGTGGTTTCTATAACACACTATCTGTTTAATAAGATTCGCTCGTCTCTCCTTCTTTTTCATCGTTTTACCTTTAATAATAAGTTATGTAGCCCCACGGAGAATCGAACTCCGGTATTCAGCATGAAAAGCTGACGTCCTGGTCCACTAGACGACAGGGCCATTCCTATAACCATTTACATTCACTTATCTTGGCTCGGCAAGACTGCCGTTTACCATCAATCTTAACTGCCTTCCCATCTACGTGAGAGTAATTGGGATAAAAGGGGATCGCCCAGACCATATACTCCCGGTCCTCATACATGAATCTCTGGTACATTACTGGTTTCCTACCCATTATCTCATTTTGTTATCCGTAAGGAATTCCGTCAACCTCTCTCCCATCTTCTCAACATCATCATGTGTGAATCCTTTCTCCATCATGACATCAGTGAATGATTGCCAGCGCCCAGCTACGAAATGATCGTAGTCTGAAATGATTTCTAAAACTTGTGCATCCATAATCTTAATTATTAGTGCCAAGGTGAGGAGTCGAACCCCCATACCCGGTCCCTGGCTACTCCTAGAAGTATCGCAATGTAGCGGGAGTAGGATTCGAACCTACGACCTTTGGGTTATGAGCCCAACGAGCTACCTGACTGCTACCACCCCGCAATATTAATTACATTGATATTCACTTGGTGAGCACCCGCATAACGCGCAATGTTCACTAGCGCCTTCATAATCGTGTTCTTTCATGATTGTTCCTGTTCTTTAAACCGGTCAAAGGTACGGATAATTAAATCAATAACTGCCTTATCCATTTCCTCAACCGACATTTCATATAAAGGCTTTTCGTAAATTGCCTGTATTTTGTCGTTTAGTTTTCGTGCTTCTACTTTATTCATGGTGCAAATATAAACATAATTCACGACTTATAACTATAATTCACGGAAATAATGATTCTAAATAACACACTGCCACTTTGTCAGGCTTTATGGAAGTAGCACTGCCATTTTGTCAGGGTGGTATTACTGGTAAGTAATTGCCAATTATTGCCACTAAAGCGGGTTTGCTGGTAATAATTTGCTTGTCCAGTATCTCATGCATTAATGGCCATATACCGGTTTAATGTCCAGTTTCTCATACACTGCGTTCAAAATTTGATTGTGTTCAAGTTACGTGAACACGTGAACACATGTCGCCAATATATCCTATATATGCGACGGCAGATACATAAAATACACGTTTGTCGTCGTTAGCACGTTAGGTACCCGGACCTCCTTCAGTGCGCTAGGGCACCATAGGGACATGTTTCCGTTTGTCTACATAAATGTATAGATCCGGAAATAGGGGACCCGAGCGACATCTGTGTCGGTCACCTAGATACTCGACTACCTCTGCAGGAGATGGGACCCGCCTGAGCCATTTGAGCCGCTTGTGAGCCATTTTCTCAGATAGGGGTCCCAACTATATAGGATAGGGGTCCCAAATGTCCTGTGGGGGATTAAAGTGTGCGCCAGAGACTGTATACGTGGATGCAGGGGGTCGCTTTGTGAACGAAACTCGACTCGATCCACGCGCGTGACGGTTAGGGTCCCCTATTGCGTTCTTAACTGACTCACAGCGTGTTGATGCAATTAGTCCTATAATGATTATTATGTTAAGTAGACGCATGCACCCCTGTGTATCAGGTACATGGCACGTATGAGGGTGCACGCATGCGGGGCAAAACAGCCCATACGTGGCTACATAAATTAAATCACATAAGCGTGTGCGGTGGATAATTCATCTGGCCTACAGGCTACTGTTCATGGGGTGCACAGAGCCACGTCCACAAGTCAACAGGCATAGGGTGTACAGAGACACATAATTACAGACCTAATGACACAGTGACACGAATGTACACAATAGTAACACCGACTGCCATTATGTCATGCTCTCTGCCACACTGTCATGTCATGGTATCAGCACATTACCCACGCTCACCTGACATGTTGTCATGCTATTGCCCTCACTGTCTGCCATTATGTCATGCTCCCCTCACGTGCGTGTGTGCGCTCTTTATCCTATTATTCATACAATATCATATCATTTTGTACTATTGCTCATACATTATCGCATATCGGGATACGCAATAGCACCGTTAACAGCACCGACAATGATAACGGTTCGATAGAATCGTTCTAAATAAGCCTGAATAACCTATTTACAGGTCTGTAGCGCGTTTGTGTATCATAACGCTACAGTTGACTAAGCTCTTAGTTTGTTTTTTAACATTTGCTCTGCAGCCCCCGGCGCACTAAGGACACACGTGGTTGTACGCACTCAATTATAACTATTTCATCATCTAAGAACCATTCTAAATAAGGTCAGCAACACACTCACTATCAGCGGGATACAACGCCGGCTATCTGCTAACTTACTGGCCTGTTGTATTTTAACCTTCCAGTATTTATTACGTAATTGCTCCCAGTTCATTGACATATTGAGAGCGCGACCGGCAAGCACCGGACGTAAGCAGGGCAGGCAGCCAAAATTGAAGAGATACACTATAGACCAGCACACGCCGCTGGCAGTGTTAACCACAGAGATGGTTACGAGATCCCGGGAACACATAGCGCACCGGAACAATAAGACAGAGGTATAAGGCCTGCAAAGTTAGACGGTTAAACAAGACTATTCAGATGGTGAGGATATATTCTTTTATTACCCCTTACGGGTCTTATACTTCAATGACGAATAGTCTACTAATTATTACATATAATAAAACCTCATAACTCTAGTAACATGGTATTGCGGTAACCAGTATAGAGTGTGCATACTCTATGCGTACGGTTTAAAACGGGGATTCGCATCCCTTTGACAGCCAGTATGGTACTCGCTTAAGTTCGCATCTTAAGCAGGGCGCGACGTTTAACCAATTTAATATAACATTATGAAAAAATTTGCTTTTAATGGCCGTAACTATCAGATAGAGAACGGTCTGGTTCACTCTGTAGATAATTCACAGGATTTTACAACATTAGATCCTGTTTACAGGGGTGACAATGTGATCCTAGACGGTCACTGTGATGCACTTGGTTTTAAATTGTATGACAGGCCTTCAGGGATACGTGCGTATGGTAATCAGCTTGGATCACGCTCAAAATAGCCTGTATGGTACTCGCCTGAGTTCAAATCTCAGGCAGGGCACAAACGTTTAACTAAATTAAATATTATGAAAGATTATTATCAATCAGAACTGCTGAGTGTACAGCTGCAAGTTGAAGAACTTTCTTATTACTTACAGACTATACAAACAGTTTAATTATTCCTATTAATAAGTAACTAACAAACTAGTAACATGGATTATTTAACAGAAGTACGCAACAATTTACAGGCCGCTAAAGATCGCAAAGCGATTGCAATAGCTGAAGAGAACCGCAAACAACGCGGTGCAAAGTTTGGTATTATATTGCTGATAGCTGTAATGTTCACCGTTATCATATTATTTGGCGATAATATAGCCAATTGGTGTTAACCCGTATGGTATACAGGGACAGGTTCGACTCCTGTCCCGGGTTCGACGTTTAACCAAATCAAATATTATGAAAAGAACATCTATTTATACCTGTAAGACTTACAAAGGCATTAATCCTGGCAGCACTATTTATATTGATTTAGATAGTCAGTATATGTTTACAGTTAGCAGAGATGAAAAACAGCTAACATATTATCCGACATTCGACCGAGCTTTACAGTATGTGACTGAGTATCTGAGAATGAACGGTGTACAATTAGAAATTATTTAACCAATATTTAAAATTATGAAAACATACAAATTTGAAATTATTGCCACTATCAAAAAGATAGTAGAAGTAGATAGTGAGGACATGCAAACAGCTGAAGAGCAGGCCAATGAGTTATTCAATCCAAATAATGATGGATCTGAAGAATTTTATGGTCAAGAATCGTTCCTTATTAGCGTTTACCACAAATAGCCAGTATGGTACTTGCCTGGGATCGTTTCCCAGGCTGGCACGACGTTTAACCAAACTATATCAATTATGGAAACTCCAAATTTACATGCATTAAAATGCCATTATTTAGGCCCGACTGGTTACAAATCAGCACGTATCAGCATTCAATCATTACGTTTCAGGCAGAGAATAGTGATCCCTCAAATTTCTGATAATAATTGGGCTGATTCAATTAAGTATTTAAAAGAGCGCGGTTTCAATATTATTGGACAAGCTGAATATCCCGGCAAAGGCTGGCTGCTTCTGTCTGATACGTTTGAACCATTGAAGTAAGCCTGTATGGTATCTGGGACAGTTCGAATCTGTCCCCAGGCACAATTATTCCTTATTATTTGTACCTAACATTTTAGTAACATGAAACTATTACAAAAGAGATTGATGGAGGCGTTGGAAATATGCGCTGAGAATCACAGTACAAAATTGACCCTGAATCACCTGATGGGTAAAGATTCTGTACCGAGCGCACAGCCGCTGGTGATCCATAATTGTGTACCTGCTGTTATTGATAAACTTAAAACAGCTGGATTTATGCTTGGCATGAGTGAATATGGAATGACAGTTGATCACCTGGGATAGTAAAACCCGTATGGTATCCGCAGGGGTTCGATTCCCCTGCCAGATGCAATTTGGCTAATTAGGGTGATACCTAGCATCCACTCACATTGAGATCGTTCGTTAGGAGCGTCCCTGTGAAGCCGAATTTTCCTAAATTAATAGTTTTAACCAAAAAACAGTAAAAATGGCAAAAAGAAGGATTATTAACAGTAGAAGGGTCGCCCGGGGCGCAAAGTTCGGTGGTGGATCAAGTTCAAAGTATGCTGAAAAGATCGCGCAACAAAAGCACGGCAGATACAGTGAAAATTCACCGATGAGTGTTCATGACGGTGGAATTGGCCTGAGTGTGAACGAAACGAACAGGCGTAGGTTTGACTCTCATAAAAAGGAGGACTAATCAATGACTGTATGTATATTCGCTGGAATTTTTATAGCTGCTTATTTATTGATAAGCGCAGTTTTTAGTATCTTTGAAGGATAGCCTGTATGGTACAGGGGTGTGGTTCGAATCCACACCCAGGCACGAATTTTAATTTAAAATTGGAGGTAAATTATGACACGTAAAATTAAAGAGATTGCAGCAGAAATCCGTAAGGACTGGAAGAAAGTCAGTATTCATGCTGAACCCTACCTGGGTGCTATGGAGGTCATTGAATCCGCAGATAATGAGTATTATTGGGATTCTGCCGCTTCAGTCACTCGTTATTTCTTGAGTAATGCTACCACCTGGAAAGGTGAGGTCGCTCGCCGGATCAAGAAGGAACTGAATGAAATGATAGAGGGGATCTATTAATGGATTGGGTAGAATTTGTTATTCAAAACTGGGCTATGCTGGATCTTAGATTCAGATGGTCTAAACCCAAGCATCCCAGGTATGACTGGAGAGGAGAGTATATCCACCATATGAATAGATGGCCGGGTTACGAAAGAAACAGACTCTACATTCCTATTTCGTTCATGTCTGATGCCGGTTACATTGACTTGATCAAGAAATCATTTCATGTGACCAGTGATATTGAAGGGTCGAAAGCCAAACTTAAAGAGGTATTTGATTACCTCACTGAACACGCTGGATAATATTTAGGCGGTTCGATATAGTTTTATTAATCTTTAAAAACAAATGCGTATGAGAAAAGTAATTTTTAGTAAATCATCAGAAACAGTTATCCATGTCGATGATATTGGTAACTACAGTATCACTGGTTTTGAGAGTAAGGACGGCACCCTAAAGGGTGTACTGGTACTTATTGACAACAGCGTAATCGGAGTAACTTTGGTGAAGGGGGAGCCAGACACGGATCACACTATGCCAGGGCGTCATCCGTACATTAACGGCGGTGTTCAGATTCCTGCTTTTATAAGGGAACTACAAAATGAATTTGATTTCTTTGTATTTCAAAGCATGGCTGAATTCTTTGACTGGATCGCTGGATAATGGGACGCGAGAAGAAATCTAATGAAGAGCTGGGTTACACTATCCCAGTTATGCGGAGACTTGAGAAGGGTAGATATGCTTCTGCCTTTGCTAAGTCTCTTGAGCCAGATAAGAATGGACAGATTAAAGTGAGAACTTCCGATCTACGAAGTACTAGCTGGTTAGGTACATCGGTCATTCACGTGCCCGAAGGATTCGAAATTAAGGAACCGCCAGCACCAAAAGGCAAGGATGAGGCTGGCCGGTATTTTAGTGGATCAGATCCCATTTAACCCTGTATGGTACTATGGTCAGGTCCGACTCCTGACCAGGGTTCAATTGAGTAATGTTGCTCAATTTAAACTGTTTTATATGGTATATATGACAGCGGAAGAAGCTCTCGCCCTAATGGAGAGCGCAGTAGACGTATATCAGTGGAACCAGTTCCGGAGACTGATTACGTACAATCTCAATCCCGAATCAATAGAGTCTTTCCTGGGACTTATTGATCACACGGGCATGATCAGGAAAGTAGCCCGAGCCAACAAGTGGCCGAAGGTGTATACGTATTCTTATGGATGGATTTTAAATAAAAATGAGTAGTATGGAAGAAATTCAAAAACAAATCAATGCTTTCTTAGAGAGGGCAGAAATCATTAAAGCGGACATGCGCATGCATGTACCAGGTGCATTGATTGTAAACCAGGTAAATCAGAGTCTTATATTTGTAAGTCCCAAGGGGAGTTACATTTATGAGATGGACTATGTTGACAACTTTGTGAACAGAGCCGCTGGTATCCCTGAGGGTCAGTTATTGTGGCAGGATTATTTATTGAAGTCGACCCGGGAATGTCGCCGGGAAGAAGATCCGGAGTTATTCCTGGAGATCCTGAAGCTGAGTATGAAAACCACACAACACAAGGCGTTTGACATCTATGCCGATGGTAAACATCTCAAGCGAGTCTTGACTTGGCGTAGAGCTTTGAACGTTGTCTATGCGCTCAAACGGATATGTAAAGACCCGATGGATCTAAGATATCGATCATTCAGGTATATCAAAAAGATCTGGATCGTCGATTCGGCAGGCAATACAACTTACTTCATTTTTGACCCAAAGGATGCTGTTTACAATCCCTGCTAATATGAAAAATTTTAATTTAACCTCTCAATAAAACAAAACAAGTATGAAGAAAATGAAAAATTTATTAGTTACACTAGGAATAGTGCTGTTGATTTTTGGTGCTTGTCTATTATCCAGTTGTACGGTAATAACAAAAATACCGGGATATGAATCATTAACAGGTCTGGACTTTAGACCTTACACTGAACAAGGATTTCTAATAACACCGTATGAATATGGTGGAGAATATTCAACTATATCAATGATTAATTATGAAGTTATGCCTTCAGCCAGACTTCCACAAACTACATATTCCAATGCACCAAGTGGAATAGTTACAACTCGTAGTGGGGATTGGGTTATTGATGAATTGGATGTTCAAATAGCTTTAGATAGTATATTTGAAATTTGTATTAATCAAGGAGCAAATGCGTTAGTTGATCTTGAAGTTACAGGTATTTCTAAGGGATACATGAATATTGCAAAACCTGTTACTATATATGGAATTCGAATTACAGGGTTAGCTATTGAAAGGAAATAAGTTATTGAGTGCCCGCAAGGGTAACACAACCAAACAAAAAAAGGGCACCTGGTTATCCGGGTGCCCTTTTTTTGTTTATGGTAACGGGAACAACCAGTTGGCCTGGGGTGACCTTGTATTCATAAATCCGTTCACTGACAAGAAGCATATCTAATTTATTTTGTTTGGTTTGCTTTTGAGTTTTCATCTTACCGATGACGGTATCAATAACCGACATCGCCATATCATTCTCAATCAGAACGCTATAAATATTAACTTCTCCAGGGCTATTGAATAGCTTGGAATACCCCATCATACGCGGCTCAGCATTGGGGTCATCTTCTGGGTCAGGGGGAGCGGGCATGTACTGTAGTGTGGGAGCATATTCAAAGTCGAACTCTTCTAGGGCCATTTCAACATGCCCGGTTTTGCTATTGATAAGCTTGCCTGCAAATTTAGTCAAAGACTCGACTTTGCTGTCTAGAATTTCTATCTCCTTGACCAATCCTGCGATTTCTTTCGCTACTGTGAAGTTTCTCATGTGTGTGATATTTATATACAAAGATAACGAAAAAAAGCCACCGGGTCAAATTTATAATTTTAAATGTGAACACGATTGTTTTAACCAATCCAAATATTCATCATAAGTACGACTACGTTTAGCATAATTGCAATCCATACAACATGGTACCACATTCGCAAGGGTATACCCTTTAGTATCATCTACTCTGTCTATCCCGTTGTAAGTGTATGAACCGTTAGCACCAAGAGGGAAATATGTATTTGAGGGCGAACAACCGCAATAATGACAATTTCCTTTATGAATAGCTATAATCTGTTCATCGGTTAAAGCTGATTCATGATTTCTTCGTTTAGCATCCATCTTATGATTATGTATTACCTTATTTCGAGCTGCTACCCCTTCAGGGAGTCGCCGCCGTTTACTACGCAACTCTTTAGCTAAACAACCACAACTGTTAGTAGTGCCCCTTTTAAGATTATTACCTATAACTACTATCTCATTCCCACAATCACATTTACATAACCAATACGATTTCTCTTTATCAGTATGTGAAAACTCAATCACAGTAAGCCTCCCAAACTTCTGCCCTATTAATTCTAGTCGTTTCAATATATGATAATTAGGTCTCTGCGTGGGCGAGTGCAGGCAGTGTAAAGTATCCTGTTTTTCTCGTATGTGTCACGGTTCTTTTCAATGTCGTCTTCCATCACGACCGCAATATTATAAGTCGACCCCTGGGATTTGTGGCACGTGATTGCGTAAGAATATCTCACCCAGAAAAATGTCCGCTTGAATTCGTAGAAGTCCATCCACGCGGATCTCGCCTGAAATGATCCCGATGGTAAACTCTTGGCATAGTTGGCCTGCCGCTGGAGTAGATCATTATACTTCTTCTCTGAGTCCTCATGAATCAGCTTAACTATGAACTCAGTCCATCCTTCATCATCCCTGAATATATTCACATGGGCATTATAATACTTAAATGGTGTACCATCCTCATCCCAATCCTTTATTTCATAATCCATGATCTCCATCTCTTCACTGTTATGCACCATCACAACCTTATCCTCCATCAATGGCTCCATCGCAATCAATCTCTCACCTGGGAGATACTTAGCCAAATCCTTTTGCTGGTAAATATGGTGCCGGATCATCGCATTATATGTGTCCACAGTCGCGTTCCTCCAGGCCAGGATTTTCACATGGTCATTATCTCGTTGAAATGCCTCACTGGTATATTCAGGTAAAATTTCAGTTATGATGAATCTATCCTTATCAGATCGGGGTACAAATTGTATACTCCCCTGCTTGGTCATGTTACCCTTCTTGATGGGAACAGGATCAGGCCGGTATATCATTTCCCGGATCTTGAATGAATAATCAATGATGGGATTGCCCTCAGCTTGCCTGATGATAGTGTCCATCTTTGTATAGCCTATATCATCCTCTCTTCTGTAATCTCTGTTAAATGGAATTGAGTCAGGTTTGTTAACCGGGGGGATTTGTAGTGAGTCACCGACAAACAAAACTTTAAGGCCACGAGAAGCGTATATTCTGATCTCTTCGTATAGCCCATCATCTAACATGCTTGTCTCGTCCACTATAAGGAACTGAATCTTATCAAGTTTGCACGGTAGAAACTTATCCTTAACGAATGAGATGATCCCATGCCCGTCAATATGCTCTTTTAATCCTAGCGCACTGTGGATAGTAGCAAAATTTACCCGGGAATCATGGACATGCTGCCTGATAACTTTGACCGCTTTGTGAGTTGGTGCCGTGACCAAGATCTCTCGCTTGGTGACATCTCCAATATACTGGATCACCACATTCATGAGATAAGTCTTCCCGCTGCCGGCTACCCCGTCCAGGAGGAACATGCCCCCGACTGGTTGATCAACGAAGATCTTTATGGCATCAAATGCATCAGGCTGATCCCCCTTCAGACCATCCTTGTAATTAATATCACACTTTGCAATTTGCGCAGCGGTCTTCCCGTCGAATATTCTGTCTATCGAGCTCATTGTTGATTTTGTCTTTAAAATACGGATTAACTAATTTTGAATAGGCATCTGCGGCCCTGTTCTGCTTCCTGGATACCCACTCAATATCAAACCACAAATCGTGGGCTTGCTTCTCCAAAGCCCTGTATTCAGCATAATAATATTTCAGAGAGTTCTTTCTAACCTGCATCTTGCCATTAGCCTGTCCGGCTACCAGGGCGCTATCTGTGTAGATCTGATACTGGGTATGTGGATTAGGCTTCTCCCTGGAATGCTTAATCATCAACTCCATGCCAGCCAGAAGGGCCAGCCATTCAGCGGTGTTGTTAGTACCAGCCCTGTCCCATCCCGTTTTTGTCTCAATCACCTCAGTCATAAGAGGATCAAACTTCTTTGAGAGGACAGCGGCATAACCTACCGTATTGTGATCCGGGTGATTGTAACATGACCCGTCACAGTGGATATAGATTGTCATTTCCGGTAGTTTAAAATGGCCTGGGTCCCGAGCATTATGATAGCACCTTCTAATCTATGCCACCAAGGGCGTTTATAGAATGGTGGTTTGTTCTGTATTGTTACATTATGCATCTTTACAGTGCGGACATATGGGTTAGCGTCTTCTATCGTTACTACAGGCCTAAGAGGCTTGAATAATCCCGTCTTCTGGTACCCTAAGAATATGGTACTTTCCTGTTTAATTGTAAGATCCAGGATACCGACTGTGGCACCGTACACTATTCCATTCAATGATATCCACTCGCTAGAGTAGGTGAACGTGGATGGAACCTTTAGGTATGTACCCTCAGCAATATCGGGGCAGTCAACTGAGTCAACCGTCACAATATTGGGCGTATCTACCTCTGCTATCAACTCTTCATAGAATACGATTTGATTCTCCAGCTTGATAATATGATCAATTTGCTTCAGATTCTTATTTTTCAGGTCCTCCTTCTCGATGATACCTGCAGCTATAGCATTCTCCAGGGAAGCTACCTTCTGATCCTGGATATAGATTTCCTGACCCTGGTCTGTGACTATCACCTCAAAGTGATTGATAGTATCAGATAACAGTTCCTGCAATTGGGCATGTCCAGCTTTGGCTTCTCTCAATTGTATCCAAAAATACATTGCCAATACAATGACGATACCAAATATGATATACTTTATATTGCTAATTATTGCTTTTTTGTCTCGGTTCATGATGCTTTCTTTAAAAGATTCTTACGTATCACAGTCTCATGTGTCTCTCTGAATGCCTGTACAATCAGGCTCATGTTACTCAGTGTTAGCATGTTTACACACTCTGCATAGTTGGTATAGAATCCTACTTCAGTTAGCATAGCAGACATATGTGTCCTAACTAACACAGTAAATTTGGCTTCTTTGTCCGGATCTCCATCTCCCAGGCCTGGGCGCATCTTCCAACCAAGTAATTCTTCCAGTTTATAGAACATTTCAGTGGCTATAGGATCGCTTAAAGTCTGTCCTGGTGAGGTATACACCTCTATGCCGTTAACTGACTCAACGCCGAAGGCATTGCCATGAATAGAATGATAATAGGTCTTAATGCCACGCTTCCGTACCTTCGCATTGAAATGATTGGCACGGATACAGCGTTCAGTCCTGCCGTAATCCTTATGACCTGGTGTTACCATGTAGTATCCTAGGTTGTTTGCGTATAGATCTGCAGCATATAGCCAGGCAACAACCCGTGTCCATAATCCCTCATAAAATACCATGGGACCATGGTCATACATTTTCCTGGGCGCGGTGACGTATTCACCATTGATGATACCACCGTGTCCAGCGTCGATTAACTCTACTACTTTCGAGTTAATCGGTATCGATTCAAGCGGAGTATGCTCCTTCAGGTAATCGATAGTGTCGATTAAAGTCTGTGTATTCAACATTTTTAAATAAGTTTATTGAGTCTACACCTACAATACCAGATCCTCTGGCTATTATAAGTATGTTATTAACAATGAGATAAGATAACAGCGTTGGTGTTTGTACCAAGAATATAGAGTACTTGGTTCTTGGTATGTCACCAGTCTGCCGTAACATAAGTATTGGAAGCCGCTCTGCTCTAAGGCTATCACGTTTTACCTGCTCCCAAATTGTGTAAATATTTGAGTTTTTGCGTAAGTCGTAAGTTATATGTACCTTTGCTAAGTCCTTTGTCTCTACCACGTATGGGAAGTCAAAGGAGGGATCTGTAGATAGTACATCCCCACATATATTCATCACGTTTTGCCATCTTAACGAGCCGGACCCTGGAATGCGAGCAAACTCGCTCCCGGTCCAGCTCGTTAATAGTTTACAGACATAGCGTTCATTGCTATTGCCTTTTTTTTTCTGATTGATAGGTTGCACGTAGCCCCCACCAAATAAATCTTCCTTCATTCCCATCATCATACTTTATTTAGTTCCGTGTAATAATATTTTCAAAGCTTCTTCATACGTAATTCCGTTATTTTTAATGTTCATCATTTGGTTATATCTTTTCGGCTCCCTTTCCTTTAATCTTTCAAATCGGGTTTTGTCAAACATAATTCCAAATCCACAATAAGCACATCCTGTATAGCTTTCTCCTTTATCATAGATGTCACAATATCTTACATTATTTTGTTTTATGAATTCCCAAATATTTTCCTTTGTCCAAATTGATAAAGGCGAGCATGTATGCTTAATAATATTTATACAACCAGTTTGAAGATATGCATATCTTCTGGTAAAAGAATCAGTCGCCATCGTACCTACTAACATCCCATTTTTCCGAAAGGGGCGTAGAGGATTTATTTTTAGAATATCACAACATTTATTAGTAACATCAAATGGAACATCTATCAAATATCGATATTTTTTAGGTAATTTAAAGTATTTGCTTTTCGTTCCATCCCTTTTAATACCTGTGAGATATAATTTTCTTGAAGCTTCATTATGTGGTCCCGGATCACGAAGTGTTGCTATCATCTTAGCTACTTTTTTACTGATCAGTGGAAATCCATATTTATTCACAGTCTTAATAAAGGTTGTGTTTGGATGGACTATCTCTATATTCTCAATGGTTTTAACAAATCTTAAAATTTCAGAAAATTCATTAGTGGTATTTGAAAACACAGGGATTTTGTCTTTATCTATTATTTTAACAAGATGCAGCATTACCGTACTATCCACTCCACCAGAAAATGAGATTTTACTATCCGGATACATTGCATGAAAAGAATCAATAATATACAAAGAATGATCTATTTTTTGATTCAAAGTCCAATTAATTTTGTCATTCAGTTCTTTTGATGATATTTTCATTCTATGCAATGATATCAGCGGGAATTCTATCCCAGTATGCCCGGAACAATTCATTAACACTCTTCTTTACAAGCTTAGACTTGATCTTGTACCAGCGCGTTCTCCACTTGTAATCAATCACATTCCTGCGGAACCACCTATCAAACATACTTTTCTGGTACGCTTCCTTAGCGGCCTTGATCTGTTCCTTCTCCAGGTTCAGATAATACTCAGCTCTATCCATGAATGCTTCAGGACGCAGTGTAAACCTGGCCCGGGGACGTTTGTTGAAGTTCTTACAGGTAGTTACCCAGTTATTATTAAGCCGGTCCAGTAACAGGCCAGCCTCCTCACCATCAGGATCATCCAGAAAACTTCTGAGTTCCAGTAGCCTCTGTGCCAGTCCATCCAGCTCATTGAGATACTTCTTCTTCAATCTCTTCTCTTCCCTGCCCTCTGTGCCGGTCTCAGATGTATGCATACTACCAGGCTTGACCAATTCCTTGATCGCGCTCTGCCTGGCTTCGTTAATTTGGTGCTCCAGAATTTCTTCTGGTGTTTTTGTTTCGTCTACCATTTTATTGTATTTTATTGAAAGTTAATCCTTTTGTTTGTTTATACTTACCCTGTAAAACTTTATGCGCATTTTGTAGTTGTAATCCATATGATCTAGCGGCGTCAGACATAGAAGGATGAGTTGATAGAAGTTTTCCTGTTTTATAATCATATACATTTACAGGAATTGGTTTCATGCCCGAATTTGGGGAACGTTTCCATAATCCTAATGCTATAGCGTGCTGCATATTTTCTGATTGTGTTACCCACTCTAAATTGGAAACATTATTATTAAATTTATTTCCATCTTTATGATTAATTTGCGGCTTATTATCCGGATTTGATATAAAAGCTTCTGCAACTAATCGAGAAATATATTTATAGTGTGTTTTATTTTGTTTACGTAATCCTACTCTGTAATATCCCCAATTAGTGGGTAATGGTTTTAGACATTTATTACGAAACAAACTAAATATCTTTCCTGAATCCTCTATTAGGTAATTTTCAAATCCCTTTATTGATTTCATCCTATTATTTTAGTTGCTCCTAATTCGTCTGCTACCGCCGTTAATGTCGATGAATACAAACTATCGATATGTGGCGAATGGGTGATCACGTAAATTGATTTCCCTTCCTCAGCTTTTGCCCTAATTAAATCAAATACTGCAGCCTCACCAGCTTCGTCGAGCCCTTCAAAAATTTCGTCCATGATCAATATGTCAATATTACTATCAGCACTAACCAGGGTATACATGGCAAAGATCAGAACAATATCTAAACGTTGTTTCTGGCCTCCGGAGAACTCTTTATACTCCTTATTGAATTTCTTTCCAACAGAGCATACGGTGGTGAATGGCTTGGAAGCTTTGGTCAAGTCAATACTGAACTCAATGGATACTCCCAGACGATCCGAATAAGGCTTCACATACTCATTCAAATCATTCAACATAGCCTTGAAGACGAAGGATGGGAGACCAGCAGCAACAAACCCCTTCTTAGTCCACCATTGGTGCAGGTTCATTTCATATGCAATGTCCTCCAGTGTGATATTCATCTCATCCAGCCCCTTATCAAATTTATCATACTTATCAATCAATTGATCAATAGTATGCGAAAACTTAGGTGGCTCCTCTTTCTGTGCTGTCTCCAGGGATGATATCATCACTTCAATCTGACCTGTATAAACCTTAATCTCATTCTCATTGCTCGTCACCTTCTCAGTTTTCTTGGTAATTTCACCGGCTTCTATTTGCAGGGCCATCTCTTTTTTTGTCCCCTCTGTGAACATTCGCTTAACATCCTGACCATCCTCTTCAGCTTTATTGTGTGCGTCCTTGGCTTTTATAGCAGCATTTCCAGCGTCTCCCAGTTCTTTAATCGCCCCTTTCCGGATATCCTTTAGTTCCGGTAGGTTAGAAATCGGTGGTTTTTCTGCCTTCTTTGCCTCTAATTTGGCGTCCGCGGCTTCCAATTGTGGAATATACGTATCCACTATAGAATTCTTAACAGCTGTAACATTAGCTAATGGGAGTTTCTGCTCACAGGCGTAACATATATCCTTAACAGCCTTAATCTCCTCAGCCTTTTTATTCGTCAACTCTTGTAATTCATCCTTTAATCCGGATACGGCTCCAGCCTTATCAATCACCCACTTATCACACCGCTTCTTCTCGATATTGACATTAGTTTCAGCAACTACATCAGCCCTACTGGCAATGCCTAATCTATTTCCGGCCTCTACATGCGCATTATATGGAACTTCAAGAGTCTTCTCCAAGGCATTATACTGCCGCTCCAGCTCATCCATCTCTGTCTTAAACTTATCAAACGCCTCAGCATCCCATTTGTCAATTTCTACTGTAAGTTCCTCACTTTCGAACTTACATGCAGTGAGATCATCCCTGGTGTTGGCGATATCCTCAGAGATCTTATTACAGTTCTCTACTTTTTTATCCTCAAACTCCTCCAGTAGCCTAGTCTGTTCATTGGTTTCAGTTGTAAGAGCTTCCATCTGTAAAGTCAGGCTATTCTGCTCTCCCTCTGCTTTCAGACAGTCAACAGAAAGCTCCAAAAGTTTCGCACCAGCTTTGGCCTTACCATCATTGATGAATGCTGTCTCAAATAACCTTTCAAAGAGATCTCTCTTATCCTTATTATCTGATTCTACCAGTTTAGGCATACGCTGCCCAAATAGAATGGATGCCATAAAAGTTTGTGAATCGATACCCAGAAGGGTAATGATCTGTGCCTGGACATCCTTTTTATGGACACCGATCTGATTCTGGCCTCTGATAACCAAGGCATCTCTGCCTATACCTTCTCCGCCTGACCAGCCTATGGTCCTAACTATCCAATAATCACGACCATCAACCTCAATGGTAGTCTCTGTATAGGTCCCACGGAAAGCATCAGTACGAGAATCTTCCCATGTTGGGATCTTCTCATTGGTGGTATCCTTTAGGTTTGTCCCGTAGATACACCACACCACGACTTCAAATAAGGTAGTTTTCCCTGCCCCATTCTCGCCCTTTACTAGGTTAAGGCCCGGACGGTCCAGATTTACCTCAGTACGCTCAGCAAGGCTACGGAAGCCTTCTGCAACGACGTTCTTTATCTTGATTATTTTCATTGTTTAAAATTTAAACCTGCGTTATTACCATATAATTCTAAAACTTTAGTATCATAAGCCCTGGCAGCTTCCTCAGCCGTCTCAAAATAACCAAGATGCAGCCTTTTGTTATTTATTCTACACCTGCTGGCAAAACAACGTGTGCGATTAGGGTAATAAGTTACGCCTTTATACCCGGACTTGGCCCATGTCTTTTTATTTTGATTATTCACCGAAGCAGTAGAATTTCTAAGATTACTTTTACAGTTATTTAAACCATTCCGGTCTATATGATCAACCTGAATACCTATAGGAGTATTCATTATTACTCGGTGCATACGTACTGTCGTTTGTTTTCCTTCTGAACGGCTAATTCTACAAGCATAGAACACATCTTTATCCTTTTTAGCGTACCATTTGAACCAACTTAGATAAACATAATCTTCGTCATCTACCTGAGTTACTTTACCTTGTGTAAGTTTAATCTGTTTCATTCCTCTATTATTACATCAAGATCCATATCAAAAAGCCCACCTGGAAGGCGATACTGACCAAAATTCTTTTCAAGCTCCTCAACAACCTTATACCATTCGTCACTATCTTCATCAAGCTTATCGAGTTTAACGGATAAAACATCAAAAGTTCTGTAATAAAGCTCTGGTATCAAATACCAGTGATTAGAATTGTCTTGTCTTAATTTTCCTGTCTGGAATTTATAAGGTGTTTTCATTATTCAAAATATTTAGTGGCAACGCCCTGGAGATCTGCCTTCGGAAATTCTAATGTATCCGCATTCACATCTAGGAAATTATTAAGTATTTCCATGGGCCCTACCTTTTGTGTATTAAACTTGGATGCGTCAAACGTATCCTTTTTCTTTTTCTTCATATCCTCTGGATGGTACCAGACAACATACTGCTCCTTCATCCAATCATCCAGCTTATACCCATAAGGTCTGCGGATGTACTGTGGATTTCTCTTTGTAGTATCCCAGAATGCTGGTAGCTCACCATTATCGGTATCCAGGAGCCAAAGCCCCTTAGCGACAGCAATGTCGCTCGCATCCCTATGCATTGGAGATCCAACATTAATGAAGTTATTACATACCATCGATGGATGATGGACATGCCCGTTAAAGATCCATTTAAAAGGTTTTAACCGGTCATCTATGAAATTGAGGTCATCTTGTATGAAACTATTCTCAGGCCATACCATCTGATGCATCAGTAGATACATATTCTCAGGATACTGAGCCCTTGGCACAAGTGCTTCTAAGGCTCTCCAGAAGTTATCCGGATCTTCAAAATATGGTACACCAACAATAGTGAATTCCGCTTCGTGTGAATAAACACCCTGGTTCAATAAAACAAAATTTTCAAATAGTCCACCGTTTGGTCCCCTCTCAAATACATCCATAACAGATATACCTGGAATAGAGAAGGTGTTCTTAGTAGCGAAATCATGGTTCCCGGGGATTGCGATAAATTCAATATCCGGATATAAAGCAAAGCAATTCTGAAGTGCTAATATTAGCGCATTCATTGCAATGACTGAAATATTCGCGAATTGATCTCCGATATCGCCGCAAAACCAAATTTGCTTGATATCATTTTTATTGGCGAGCTTAAAGATGTACTCAATCATATCCGCGGCTTTCTGAGCTCGGGTTTGATCTGGGTTAAACTGCTTGTAATCATGGACATGTACGTCCGAAAAAACTAGTGCTTTCATGCTGCGTCTTGTTCATAATCAGTTATAAAATTGTTCGTTTTGGGTTTGGGAAGCCTTATTTTTAGTCCTCTCTCTGCATAATATAATACTATCTTTTCTACCGCATCACTGAACTCCTTGGTATTCATCTGGGAAAATCTCTTCCCGGATAAGAATATTATGTCTTGGTCATCTATGGTCTCAACCCACATTTCATTTCCAATGACCCGTGTACGAAGAAAGGAATAAACCGCCTCTTTTGAGTGTTCTACCCCTGTAGTATCCACTAAGAACCGTATGACATCAGGTACACATACTCCCCAAATGTACCGGTTTTGTGCGAGAGAGCGCTTCCTGTAGAACTTCTTGAATGTGATCTCAAGTTGAGTTCCCTGCAGATGTTTCCACAGGCGCTTAGCTCTAAAAGAATTGGAGATCACCAGATTTTGTCCATCTGGTGAAAGCTCTCCAACTACTGTTATTTCTTCGTTAAGGCTAGACATCCTTCATGTCATCAGTCATGCTGCGTCCTCCTCTACCGCCGCCACGGGTCGGTCCCGGCGCTCTGGTAGTATTGGCTTCAACATCCTTCGGGGTTGCCTGTCTTGCAGATGAACTGGGCCTAACCGGTCCCCCACCTTCCTTCGGTTCCTTTGCACCCTCTGTGGACTGCTCTTCCTGCTCTGCTGGTCCCTTTGTATCCTCCGCAGGTGCCGTTGAGGATCTAACTCCTGTCCCGCGTTGCGGCCTGCTTGGCTTCGATTCTTCAGCCGGTGCATCCTTCTTCAATGATGCTCTTATCTCCGGGTAGCGATAATCAGATTCAACACGATCCTCAAGCTTCTCTCCGTAGAGATATTCACCCATGAGCCTATAGATATAGTCATCAGTGAACATAGAGCCCTTACAGATATTCACGACATCCGGGGTACCTTCACCATAAAACTGAGCTGGCATCGGTAAGACGTCCGACTTAAGAGCCGTATACGTAATCTTACTTTTTTCTTCCACTCGTCCGAGATTAAGATTGAATCCATTCTCCTGGTCAAACATCTCTGATCCACCCCTGGCAGTAGCGATACGATTGATGGCTTTCATCAACTGAATCCTGGTAGTGAGAATCTTGCCTGCACCGTCTCTGACGTACTGGGCAACTGCCGCGACATTGAATGAGTCATCATCATTCCAAATTCCCATGATGTGCCCCTTCTCGTCAAATTCCCAGTCAAAAGCCAGCCCTGGAATCCAATATTCAGTCTGCTTACGCAGTGAGGGCTTGTTGTACTTGTCACGCTTATCCAGCAATTTAGCCATCTCCTCATCACCGGAAGCTTTCGCCTCATCAACGATGATTTGAACCTGGTCATCTTCGCCGGTTAAAACGCCCGGGGTGTTCACTTTCGTTTTCCCTACCCACCAGAAGTTCACCTCAAGGGCGTACAATCCGTCCATGTTTGGCAAGGGGTCGAGAATCCTGAACTCCTGCGCTTTGTCCATTTTACTCGCGTTCAAAAACGAGCTGGGACCGTTACCCTTTTCGGCTAGATCCTCTTCAAATTCCTTCAATTTACTTTGATCAATTGGCATAATTAATGATTTAATAATTCGTTAAAAATAATTCTAAGCTGCTAACTTACCCCAACTCTCTTTGCTTCTTTCGAAGTCAACTTTCATAGGTAGAGAAAGTGTTCTATCAAAATATGTCTCAATTGGTAAATTCTCCATAACTGTTTTGATCAATAAGATCGTTTCTTCCAGAATATCGTCTGGTACGTAGTAGAGAATACTGTCATGAATTGTATTTATAAAGATCACCCGCTCGTCCAACAATAGCTCCAACAATGGTTGTAGTAGGGTAAATGCAAATATAGTCATCTCGCCAGCGGTACCTTGGATCGGTGAATTAATAGCGTTCCGTTCCGCATGGCCAACTTTAAATCTGTTGAAATTTTTTAGGTCGGGTAATCTTACTTTTCTCCCGAACATGGTCCTGACGTGTCCAAATTTATACGCCTTGGCTATATATGTCTTGTGATACTCCTTTAGACCGGGGTATAACTTAAAGAAATCATCTCGCCGCTGCTCAGCTTTACGCTTGCCCATGATAATCCCATATTGTACCCTGGCATAATCCCGGTACCCACCGGCAGACATGCCATAACAATTATGGGATACTAAATTATTGGCTATGAAACTATTATCCTGATCAACGGTTAAATCATATACTTTATCGGCATGTTTAAAAGTATTTATTGATGTAATTAATTCTTCTGCGAAGTATTGTCTACTGGACCTGTATTCTACTCTATTAGCTTTTACGGTCGGTATTAAATCCAAAAATAAACTACGGCCAACACTTCCAATAATATTAAGACTATACATGTAATCATCATATCCGTATATTTTAGATGGTATGCCGAAACTATACAAACACTCCTGTATATCACTAAGCAAATCCTTACTAATAGAAGTATACTGAATAGTCAGCTTAGCTTTTCCCCGCATCGAAATTGATCCATCACCGTCCCACAACCCCGCTAATATATACCTTTTATCTTCTCTACTTAAAGCGGGTATTAAATGTGAAAAAGTTTTATCCTCAGCTTTTAGTCTATAATCAATATACTTACCTAAAACATTCCGCATAATATCTGACGAGATAGCAAAATATTCTACATTATGTGCATATTTTGCTATCCTATAAGAATATTTTGGGCATAGTATTTTACGCATACGTTTATACACATCCGGATTACTTTTTTCTATTTGAGATATTTTTCCGTTATTTCCTTGAGATCCGCCTTCTGATAAATACCACCCAATAAACAAAGACAAGTCTTCTCCAAAATTAGAATCTCCGTGATAACCCTCATAATGATTATTTACCAAATACATACCCAATTCCATATCCTCTGCTCTTACCCACCCGTATTTAACCTTTAACCCGTTAGCCGAAGGAAAACAAACATACATCATATGATCTCCTGTACATTTAATATTCTTACCGGATCTGGTATTTATATTATACAGTGTATCCGCCGTTAAACATTGTGTATCAGTTACCTCTTGCCAATTCCCTTTATGGGTTAGTACTTTATCTCCCACAACAACCTCTTTTATTAATATAGTACCTCTATCTGTTATTACAGCCGTTTCTTCGGATAAACAAAGACCGAAGTTCTCAGACTTGGCTTCAAACCTACTCTCTTTCTTCTCCTTATCATCTAATTCTTTCCATTTCGACAGGGATAAACCCTTGACATTAGCTGCTGTAAGTTCATGCAGATCCTGATCATCAAGATATGTCTGCATCATTTGCTTATCCTGGGAGTAATGAGCTATCAATCTCAGCTCTGCCTGGGAGTAGTCAGCCTGGAGAAGGGTATGCCCGAACGGCACTGAAAATGATCCCTTCACTCTCCCCACTGCTTTCTCAACTATCTCATATTTTGTCCGGGTGATTTGGTTCTGCAGATTTGGCTTACTGGAACTCAACCGGCCCGTCTTTGCAATATGCTGATTAAAACTAGTGTGAATCCTACCATCCTTACCTACTTTATCACGAATGGATATCAGATAAGTGCTCAGGATCTTAGTCAGCTGACGATAAGCCAGCAGGTTGTCCAGGAATCCGGATCTATCAGCAATGTAATTAAGTACGTCTTTACCGGTACCACTCTTAAGCTCACCGGTTATAGGATCTTCTGGATAATCAAAATTAAAGCCTTCATCACTGTATATCAGCTCATTCATCTGTGCCGGACTACCAAAATTAAGAAGATCGCTGCTACTAACACTACCTGTTTTCCAAGCGTCTATCTGCAACTTCATGGTCTGTATCCGCTTAACGCTGGCTGCCTCTGCAATGCCTCCATATACTTTGGCTTTTTCCTTCGCTATCCGCAGCATCAGTATACTAACCCTACCAGCATCTTCTTCATGTATAATTTCCTCCTGTATGTTAATTACTCTCTTATCCCTGCGGTCTGCAGGCGTCTCAGCAAACTCCCTCTCACCCTCTCTCAGGATCTTATCCTCAAGCTTGGCGATCATACTATTTTTAAACACTATATCTTTATGCGCTTGATACTTCTTCACGGTTTTGTTTTTCCGCAATTTATACTCCTGCGCAATGATATCAGCCTCTGTCTGTAGGATAGCCTGATCTATGTAGTTTTTATCGATCAGCATTCCATTCTGCTCTGCTTGGAATAAGGCCTTGGTAGCCGGTGCGGTAAGATTCCTAAACAGGTTATAGATCCGTGGATGTTCCTCAAGCATAATGTTTGTGAAGAGTAAATATAGGCGAAGGGTGAGATCCGAGTCAAGTGCAGCATAGGGGGCCAGCCTTTCCACGGGAATACTCTCCCAGCTGGTGCCCTGTAGCTTGTTCTCATACCCTGCAAATGCTGGAAAATACACACTAACCTGATATTTCAATCCGTTAGGTGTATTCTCATCCAGTAGCTGGGACATAAGCATAGTACAATGGAATGCACCTTCGAACCGCTTAATGCCCATTACGACAGCACAATGCATGTCAAACTTTACATTGTGCCCAATCTTAACGATGTCCGGATTACCGAACACTTTTTCGTCCAGGGCCATAGCTACATGTCTGAGATCATCTGCAGACATATTTTCCAAATCTAAGAAAATGGCTGATCCAATTTGATAGGTTAACGCTAGGCCCCGGAGCCGGAAATTCGGGTCGAATGTGGCCATATCCGTAAGGGTCGTGGTCTCAAAGTCAAATGAGACCCATGACGCATTGCTTAAGTATGGTAGGTACGGAAGCAATTCTTTAAACGTATGGATTATTTCGAACTCGTTTTCCGGTTCATTAAATTTTTCTCCGCTTGCAATCATGTAGGCCTTTTGAATGGCTTCAGCGTATGGTGCAAGCTCTGATGGATGACTTGTGATATAGCCCGGGGACAGGAGAAGAACAGTCATTACGCCATTCCACTCCTTTATCTGTCCAGACATTCTTTTTATTCCCTTAATTCGAAATGTGTGATTCAGGGCTTCCTCACCACATACGAATACAATGTCTGGACTGTGACTGCCGATGCTATCAACAGCCGCCTCAGTCCCGGACCAATACTCGAAAGACAGTTCATCCTCCGGTATTTCTATCACATTAGTCATCAATGACTTCAGTGTGTTTAGATGTAGCTCTTGCGAGCTCCCTTTGTCTATGAATGTAAGTACTTTAGGCATCTATAAAAATCTCCCCGTTATCGGTGCACTTTAGTTTATTCGGTTTTAAGGACTTCTCAATAAACAACTTAATCATAAACGGATCTTTGATATGTGCCAAGTCCTTGACATATCTCATCAGTTCTTCATAAGTCATCGGTTCACCCTCATTTTGATACTGGGACACTAATTTGCTTATCTTGGCCCAATCTACTTTTTTGAAGTCCAAAAGGTCCAGGGGTAGTGATAAATCGAAATTCTTTTTCTTCGGGATCACTACCTTCTCCTGGAATACAACCCCACAAATATCTACATCTGCGCACACGCTACAGAGACGGTGTTGGGGGTCCCACGCTTTGCCAAAGCAATCATCTGATTGGAGCAGATCATCAATGTTAAGTGGTTTCAACCTGCTGATCTCTGATTTTTTTGTTCGTTTTTTTCTTTCCATTCGTATGTTTCTTTGGATATGGTTCTATTTTATAGTTCAATTTTTGTAAAAGTTCAATTTTTCGTTTTTTACTACTATTAAAATAAACATATCTGTGTTTTCTAGGACGATCAACTAATTTAAACTTATCACCATACTTTTCTCTTATCTCCTTTGCAGTATATTTATCAGCTAAAGTTTGACAATGCTTATCAATTCCTTCAATGGTCCAGTTTGTACGTTTTGCACTTAATCCAGTATATATCCAGTTTGTAGCTTGATAAATTACTCCTAAATGCCCTTGCTCAATTTCCGCATAAGACACAACAATTTCCTTGTCTATTAATTTTATTGTGTTACCAATAAAGTAACTTTCAGTATTTTTAGGTGTATCATCTTGTATCCAAAGACGAGTAAGTTCTATTACATTATTTTTTTCCGAATCCCCGCAAATACCTCTTCTTAAAGGAGCACTACTAGGAGTGCCATATATAATAACGCCTATAAGTTTATTGGATTCAAATAAACCAAAAGCAAAGCTACATGGCGCAGATCTATGTAAATAATGCTCTTTTATAACAATACCCATAGCTGTTTTGTAATCTATAGCTTGTATTTTATACTGATCTTTTAAATTCATCGATTTCCTGCTGTTTCTGCCATACCCATCTAGCGCCCTCTACAAAACCCATCCGCTGACCTTCCTGAAGATAATTCATAGGTTCTAACTGGGGGTGACGCTTCTGGGATTCTTTTATTATTTCTGCTTTTGTCATCTGAGTACAAAATTACGGTAATTATTTCAATTATGCAAGCATTAGGCAGTAATTTCTTTAATTATTTTTCGATTATAATGCTCAATGACATCTAGTTGTTCTTTCTTATACGCTGCCCTGCGGGACCTAGAGTGAGTTTCGACGTATGGTCCAATGTCGTAAAAATCATGCATAATAAAATCTTTTGCGCCCTCCAACAGACGCTCAACTCTCCCCATCCACTGCTTCAGATCCACCTTAGCCTTACCGCCGGCAGCATAAATAAGCTTGGATATGATGGGTATATTTACACCCTCCTTGAGAATGGTAGTGCTCACTAACGTCTTGGTCCTGCCGGTTTTAAAGTCGTCAATTTTCTTGGTTCTCCATTTGTCATTATCCTTACCACTGACAAAATCTATTGACTCAATACCCATCATACCCAAACTGGCGGCTAATAATCGCCCATGCTCAATATAATTTACAGCTATTAGAGTAGATCCTTCATAATCCTTCAGGATATCATACATAATTGCAACACGCTTTGCTGATTTGGCGATCCTGTTCTCTAACGCCCAGTCGAAAGGCTCCTTACCTTTCCCTGTCCACGCCACTGGCTCATTACATAGGTGCATATGGATCTTAGCCTCCAGGCTAATTCCCTTGTCCATTAGTTCCCTCTTGCTGATATAGAAGAGTTCTGGACCGGAGAGGCCTATAGATATCATTTTGTTTACAATCGCGTCAGAGTCGAAAGGGGTGCCGGATACGAACATGCGAATTGGGGCCGGGACATGCTTGAGTACATGCTGATAAGTTTTTCCACCGGCCAAATGACATTCATCCACAGCTACCACGTTGAAAGTAGCTAGATCCTTCTTAACATTGACACTCTTTGCTATCCTATTAGAAAGAGTTTTAATCATTGCTACTGTTATGATATTAGGCTTATAGGTACTTGCGTTGATAATTCCTACATCCCCATTGAACACATCCTCAAAGGCCACTACCAGCTGATCAAATATAGTTTTCTGGTGAATCAGGACCAGCATCCGGTTCTTTCCCTCTAAGTTGAGGAACAATCCGGCGATTACAGCTGTTTTCCCTGCATTTGTTGCGGCGTTTATGATCCCTCTGGGGAAGGGGATTTGCAATTCGCGAAGCGTGATCCACTTATCCATGGCAGCTATGGCATGCTTTTGATGAACATAATCCCCCTCAGCGAGCATAGATCCAATCTTGGTCACTAGCTCACTTTTAAATGCCGGGATCTCTCCGCGCTCATCAATCAGCTCAATATACAGATTGGGATAATCTCTATCCAGTACATTTACAAGTAATGGAAGGAATCCGGTAGCCATTTTGCCAGTTGGTGTGATGAAATATCGTTTGCCATCCCACTGCCTTTTTTTGTATTGTGACGAAAACCAGGCCCCAGGTACATTCACAGACATATAATCCCGGAGAGCATCTTTGACCCCCGGGTATGCCATGTCGTCATGTCCACTGATGACGAGATGGGTTTGGACATTACCTACAATAATCTTCAACGAATTGCTTTAAAGGCTCAATGAAGTTTGTTCCTAATAGATCCCCGTTGTTACTAATGACGAGATCAAACTGATGATCATCTAACGCTGTCTCAGAGACATGATCATCCCCTTCTACGAATGGCATATCCCTCTCAATCCGGATTACATACCCTCCCTGGTCCTTGATAGCCTCATATTCATTAGGGAACCGGGTATCCGGAATCAATATGATCCCCTCTTTCCTGGCCGAGAGCTCTTTCATGAACTGAAATACCCAGAAATTTGGATGAAATAGATCCCGAAAACAATCAGTGCCGAACAACTGAAGGAATTTTCTACCAGTCATAAATATCCCGGTGGCAATTTCATATTCCTTGTCCTTGTTGGCATCTGTAAAGAAGTGGTAAGTAGGCAGCCCTAGCATCTCTGCTGCTGCGATCTTCAACTTAGTGGCCCAATACATTGTCTTTGCGTTTGCTGCGCCCAGGAGGCTGCTTAAGTACAATGCTGCGGTGTCTTTTCCGCGTCTCTTCTTTCCTGAAATTCCAATAATAAGTTTGCTCATGCTCCTAATTTTATATATTCCGATTTATACTTCTCGATTACTTCTTCGCGGGCAATCTCCATCCTCTTGATAGTACCTTTGCGTAACGTGCGGATACTTCCAGTCCCTACCTGGTACCAAAAATAATGCTCGTCTTTAACCTTGGTTTCACGGATTTTACTAATAAAGACCCGTCTCTTCGTCACTTTCTTCATGATAATCATATTTAGTGTCAATTCCGGCCTCAACTATGGCCATAATCATTTTATTGTATTCCTCTGGTGCATTGTCATATCGATAAGCCATGATATCATCAAAGTCCTTGAACCTGACTATGGATTCAATCTCCATATTATCCAGCTTCTCATGACATCCATGGTGTTCGCCCCAATCCTGACATCTGGACGAAAGATTCTTCTTATCCAGCTCAAGATGTTTAAACCGGCCTTTGGGTAGGTTGTGGCTGTGACCCCATGATCTTCCACCCAAGTTTATGTGACAGCTAGTACAGACTAGACAGCCCAAATCATAGAACATCTCTTCATCAATTTCTTTGCACACTTTCGCGTACTTAGCCTTTATCTTGACCTCTTTGGCGCTTCTCGCCTTTGGCTTGGATCTTTTTACCATCTTTCACGTTTTTAAAATGCTCTTTCTCAGCGTCATTAATATATTTCTTACCTTGCGTAGCCATGTATTTCGTATGGGCGAGCTTGGCATTGTCACCATTCAACTGGGAAAATTCAGGCATGTCATCCTTATACGACCACTTATCGAATTGAGCATCCATCCAGTCTTGTATACTTGCCTTAGCTTCCTTAGCTTCTTGTGAGGCCCTAGCGATATCAGCTAATTGATCCTGATTTACGTCTAGGCACAAACTATAGAAGTTTTTAAGCGAAAGATCCCAGGCTTCGTGAGCTGCTTCGACCTGTTTCTTGTCTACCCACTTTAGAGTTTCTACGCTCTCATGCCGGTCCCTGATCCTATAATCAACACCCTTAATCCGCTGTAGAGTAATCTTGCTTAAGCCAATTATGGCTATAGCATATTCTATATACAGCTTGAAGGCTGTAGTTAAATACTTCATTTTGTAATCCTGTGCGAAATTATGAGCAGCACTAGCCACTTCTTTTAAGACTAGATATTGCCTTGTGCCCTTATGAACCGATGTGGTTCTCCTATCGTGACTATGAAGGGTACCCATGTATATACCGTTGAACTGAGCTACTACATTATCAGATGTAACTGCCGTCCGGGCAATTTTGCTGGCAGTAGCAGCCTTGGCTGTAATCATCACCCGCTTAGTTAACTTTACCTTTGAGGCTTTAGCCAATAAGGCTGAAACAAAGTCCTCAGGAAAGGTTACACCCTCCTCTTTACATATCCGTAATAGGTCTGATTTTCTTATATGTATTGCTGGGTCTCGAATCATTTTATAAATTTAAATGCGAATGTGTTTGTTTAATCCATGCTTTAAATTCTTCGTAGCTTCTATCTCTTTTAGAATAGTTACAATTACTGCAGCAAGGTACCGAGTTACCTATTGTGTAACCTATATTGCTATCTACTCGATCAATTCCGTTGTAGGTATATAAACCGTTTTTGGACTGCTGCACATTTGATGGAGGAGAGCCACAATAATAACAATTCTCTTTATGTAAAGCTAAAATTTGTTCATCAGTTAAATCATGATCAAGATTTCTTGCTTTAGCATTGGCTTTATGGCTATTTAAGGCCCTATTACGAGCGGCTACCCCTTCAGGGAGTCGTTGCTGGTCCCAGTTTAAACAACCACAACTTTTAGTCACTCCGGATTTTAAACGAAATCCCACTATTATTTTCTCATTTCCACAGTCGCATTTACATTTCCAACACCCATGTACGTTTTCATTAATATGAGAAAACTTAATTACAGTAAGCCTCCCAAACTTTTGTCCTGTTAATTCTAATCGTTTACTCATGCCTTAATCCTTTGTAGAGCCGCGCCCAACTTAAATACTCAGTTTTATTTGTCTGGTATTCCACGGAACGTTTTCCTATCTCATTAATATCTTTACCCTTTGTATTTAACTGCGAAAGATCTACTACTTTAACCTTCTTGTGCTCATATAACTTCTGGGCCTGCTTCAGCCCCTCTTTGTATGCTCCAATATCCGGAACGATAATTATCTCATTCACCGGGGATTCCAAAATAGTGCTACTTTGGTATTTACTGAGATCCAGGCCCTGATAACTTACCCCCTGCGGACCCATAGTTGCCGAATCTGTCCAACCTTCAGTCAAATATATACTATCATACATGTACAGGGCCTCCTCATTAAATAGGAATTGTGATTTTCCTACCCCAAACCAATCCTTTGGTGGATTCTTATACCGGGGGAAGTTTCCCATAAAGTCCCGGGCTAAAAAGTAGCACAGTTTACCCCTACTCTTGAGTGGGATAATGATATACCCGAAGAAATTCTTCTGGGGGTCCTCATGTTCTTCGTTACAGTAGCCCAATCCCAGGTTATCCAAATGCCCCAGATTAAATCCCCGGCCAGATAAATAACTTCTAGCCCGGTCACCGATGACGCCCTCCCCACGTAGTAGGCCTTGATAGCCTGCGGGAAGGGCGACTTCGGACACCTCAACCTGACCTTTAATGTATGTGTAATCCAGAGGCTTGCCCTCATAGGATTCCAATATCTCATATGCTTCAAATCTGCGGACCCCTTCGATGTCTATTATGAAATCAATAATGAATTGCCGATCAAAACAACCTTTCCAGCACTTAACCAAATTGTATTCAAAGGTCACGGCCAGCTTCATATCAGCGCATAAAGGGCATACCCCATCATACCAACCGTGTGTGGAAGGGCGCAATGGCCCATGTACAGCATCAAAATACGCGAATGCTTGTCCTTCGTCAATCATCTCATATATTTTAATGAATAATATCCTGATGTCATATATTCTTTGTGTTTCTTTTGATGCTCATCTAAATCACTTTTTAAAAATTTTCTAGTTAAATACTCTAGCCTTTTCCAAAATTGAGGATTATGTCTTTGATTACAATATTTAGCTGTATCTATATGAGCTATTTCATGTAAAATTATCTGTCTTATATCTCCATTATAATTTAAGCTAACATCAATTCTTTTGTAAAAATGCCAACAATAATAATCATTACAAAAATTAATGGTCCAATCATAATACCCTAATTGAATTATTACATTTTTAAAAAAAGATTGAATTTTTTTATCCGTCTTTTTAATCATCTGTTTCGTTGGTTTCTACCCATTCAGCCTCTTGTACGGACCCTATGGCCTCATTAATTCTAATAAGGACATGATTCTTACCGTCGTAGCGTTCTCCCTCTCTTTGCACCACCACTACAATTCTCCGAGAACTATAACCCGTCTCCTCATCCGGTGTCAGCTCCTCAGGAGTACCACAAATGGCAAATACCCCATGGGCATTCATGACCTTACCAAAATCTTCATTCAGGTCTTTTATATCAAATACTGGCTTGTCTATGGCGGCTTTGTTCACCTGGGATGGTGCGAATGCGAAAGTATCAAGCTCTGCGTTAATTGCTATTGCTTCATGGTATACCTTCTGGATCTGGAGTCTGGTAGCTAAACGCTGATCCTCTGGATGAGTAGGTAAAAAATGATCGAGAGGGTCCCATATTATTATATTAGGCTCCCAATTCTTTGTTTCTTTTATGTAAGCGAGTCTGCTCTTTACATCCCCTATACTAGCTGTACCAGACGGCCAGTAGTCTACGAACAGATCCCCGCCGGGAAACATCGATACACCACCATTGAAATTATTTAAAGTAAAATCAAGATCTTTAGCAGTTATAAGCTCCCTGGCGGTGCATTCCATAATGGACATTTTTGCCCGGCGGCGGATGGATCTTACTCCATTCTCCCCGTCGGCATAATATACCTTATACCCATCTCTGGCGTACTCTACAGCCAATTTAATTATGAATCCGGTTTTAAAATGCTTGGGACCTGACGCGAAAATGATCAATTGCGGAGAGTAGAATCCTCCTGCTGCAGTCAGGTTATTAAGGCCATGTAGGAATGTTGAATTTCCCTCTTCTAAGTCGTCATTATGTAGTTTCCTATCATTAATGAGTAATCCGTCAGCGTCCACAATCTTATGCTGCTTCATCAGGTTCAATTGACCTAATTTAGCGGTGAGTTGGTCCAGGGATAGTTTCTTATCCCCGAATCGCATTATGTGTTTGTCTGCTTGTTGCCCCTGAATGGTGAGGATCAGCACATCTTCAATGTACTCGCGGTCCTTGGGGTCCAAGGGCTCATTGAAATGGGAGAATATAGCACGTAATTCTGTGCTCGCCTCCTCTGTTATTCCATCTGTACCCTTAAGATCATCCTCTAGTAGCTTCTCAGCAGTTGTTGGGGTAGGCACGTCGCCATACCGCTTAAAATAAGCATACAGTATATCAAACGCGAGACTATGACCAACTAAATCAAATAAGGAACTATCTAAATACTGGAAATATTGGCCTCCGTTAGGAGTCTGTAACAGGTACTTCAGGATATTCGTCTGAAAGTCTATCTTCATTAAGCCTGTTTATTATTTTAGCCGGAATGGCACTCTTCACTACGTTGGCTGCTTGTCTCCATCCTAATAGACCGGCTGATATAGTAGTACTCTTAAAGAATACTTCTACTGCTAGGTCTTGATCTTTTTTTAATAGGTATATGGAGATAAAGAGGCCCGCAAGGAAGATTACGCTTGCTATCAATTTCGACCAGGTTAAAGTAATTGCTAATTTCATTAAATGATAACTTTTAAAATAAAAATTATCACGGCGACTGCACCACTAACAGTCCACATAATACGCTCTATACGAAGTATACGTTTTGCGTTACGGGCTGTTTTCTGCTTAATTCCATCTGGATGAAATTCATCCCCCAACAAAAAAGCTTTTATTTCATCAACATCCTTTGCTGTTTGATCGATTACAGACGATTTTTCACATGTGGTACAGGTGTTGTTTGGAGCCATTGATTTCTTATTTCTTTTGCGCTGAAGCTTTTCCCTCCAGAAGATCCCAGGCTTGACCAACCACAATCGGATACATGTATTTTCCAATAACCTCCTTAATCATGGTAATCTCTTCGGACTTCAGAGTAACCTCACCGCCTCCTGCTACCTTAGTAGCCAGACAATAATGCTCATACTTCTTCTCTCCGGTTTGCTTCTCGTCCAAAACTAGAAGAGCCTGCTTAGCCGCACTGGCTAATGTCAGATCCTCATTCTTGTCGTCCTTTAGGGGGCCGCCCTCAAGCTTCGTTAATACTACACTAAAATTAATCTTTGCCATCTTAATTAAATTTATGAATCGTTAAACATTGGTACAAAAGTAGGTATAATATACGACATATCCAAATTAGGTCGTATCATTGACAGCGAGTATCTGCTCCAGGCTGACACCGCTGATCTTACCCATCTCAAAATTATCAACTCCCAGAAACTTGTGAGGCCAGCCAGCCCCCGGCTTTAAAGCAAATGTATTACTTATCCAATGACTCGTTGTTCCGGTTATGCTTCCAACAGTGTCCGATACTGTCTGAGCCGTGGCTACCTGCCTATCCTGCATTTTATGATAATACCCTGCTGAGTTATTTGTATGCCTACTGATCCAACCCGCTGCTGTATTCGCTGTAGAGGAACTATACAATATTGTATACCCCAATAAAAGCCTTTCAGTATCAATAGTTGTTCCCCCACTTTGGATATAGGTACTTGAAGCACCTGTAGATACACCACCCGTACTAAAATCAAATGGAAATCCGCCACCAACAACCGCAGTAAATCTATACATAATTGTAGTACAATAATTATATGCAGCAGCTTGCCATACCATATTAACTGTACCTGATTCAGTTCCGTCAGCTCTCTTGTAATACATAGCAGTAGTTAAGGCATAAGATCCTTTATAACTTGATATTCTTACTGGTCCAGTACTAAAACCAGCTGGATGGGTAGTTATTGCGTTATTGGTAAGCATATCCTTACTACTAAACATGACCAGGAAATCCCCGGCGTTTATCGTACCCGGGAATGTTGCGTTTATTGAAGCGGCTTGAAATGCGTTTGTAACACCGCCGTTACTTGAATATACTGGATATGCCATTATGAAACCCTTTCTACCATTGCGAAATCAGGATTAAAAAATAAAGCCGTGGTTGTCATTGCAATTCCTACCGCCTGTATCATATCGCCGAGACTGCTGGGAGCTGTGGTAGTAAGACCCCCTTCCGAAGTACTTACGTATACTACTGCACCAACAGTAAAACTATAACTGGCATCTCTTAAATATCCCAGTAACAATATTTTTTTAACTGCGCCGGTACCAGTCTCTAAAGCTAATGCAGAGCAGGGCATTTTAGTGGGAAAATCGGCATCACATTCTATGTAATTACCATCTGTATCCATATGCAATGCGGCTCCTACCCCAAAATTATTATCATCCACATCTACCAATGCGGTAATACCTGAAGCCGTAGTAGCAGCCGGAGTGCTGTTTATCTCAAAGCGATCAGATTTTGTAGTACCTCCTACAGTTAGGGCATAATTAGTACCAGTATCAGGAGCAGCGTTTATACCTACGTTTCCACTAGGTCCATAAACCGTAAGTCCTTGATTTAATGTACTACTACCTATTCTCATCCATTTGAAAGCAAGACCGCCTTCATCCCATACGTATAAAGATCCATAATCATCCGCTAAAGTCATTGTAATCCGCTCGTCCACATCAGTAGTACCATATTGTGAATAACTACTTCTTAGAACAAGACCCCCATTAACAATTACCTGAGTTCCACTCCACACTAAATCCGCAGATCCCCCAAAAGCACCGCCATTATTGTATTGTATGTTTGTATCAGCGCCGCCAGGGCTTCCTGCTGCTAATTGAGCCAAAGTCTTTGTCCCTATATTGGTATCATTAAAAGACAAATTATTTGAACCATCTTTTGTTATTCGAGTATTTACATCTTTAAAATTAACTTGATCTGCATATAATAAACTCCAATAAAGTGAAGTGGTTCCTAAAGAAATACTGCTTGTTGTAGAAGGTTCAAGTTTTTGATATGCTGTTATGCTTGTTGGGCGCACTCTAAACGTTTGTGCTGAAGCACAAATAATATCTACGTAACCCGTTGAACTAGATCCTATTCCTGTTGTAGCATCACCTTTACGCGGAAGAATATTAGGGACGGTTCCTGAAGAATTAGTATTTGCTATTCTTGGTCCTAAAGCAATATCAAAATATAAATCACCATCCAATTTCACTGCATCGCCAGAATTGATTGGGGATAAAACTGCGGCAGTTCTAGCCCAATATCCATTAACAGGTATTGACCAGGCACCTATAGCATTAAGATAATAAGTTGCTCCGACACCGACTGATCCTGGCGCAAGGCCTGATACTGCTGAAGCTACATTAAAAAGGGATATAGTATCACCGCCCGTACTCAGGTGAGTAGTATTGTGTGCCTGTGGAGCGGGGTGAGTTCCACCTAATTGTGCATAAGTAACTGCATGTGGGTTACCTGTAATTATTTGGCTATGCGTATAAGCGGTATCCCAATTCGCAGAATTAGCAACTAGCGAATCAACATATCCTTTATCTGGTATCCAACGATCACCAAGGGCTGCGCCAGCAGCACTATAATCTGCATAATATCGTAATCCAATAGTGCTTGAATCATCCCTAACTGTTATAGAACTAATAGTCATGTATATTCCTACCGGAGCAGTGGGTCCATCGACATCCATAATAAGATTTACAGCCGCATCATCAATATAAATAGAACCGTATGCTCCGGTATAATTCTCAGCAGACCATGAAGCAGCGCTGAATGATTTGCCACTATTACTAAATTCAGCATAAACAGATCCAGTAGCAGCATGAACCGATTGAACACGCCATGTATTAGTATTACTACCTGTTATAGTCCAATTTCCAGTTAGAGTTCCACTAAAATTATTTATAGCATAACCAGAGGGATTAATAAATTCCAGCGCGTCAGGAGTAGAATTAACCATAACCATATATCCAGCTACTCCACCTGTCCAATCAGCGGGGCTATCGGAAAGCCCAATAAATGTAGAAGATCCACCACCAGCGGGGACTGTCCACCCACCGTCTGCGTTAAGAAAATTTAATGTTCCACCACCTGATTGAGGAAACGTCATTGTAGGAGTATTACCAGCAGTAAGCGTAATAAAATCAAGATAAACTACTCCATCCACGTCATACGCCGACAAACTAAATGCATTAGTATCTGCCTGAGCAGTTACAATAGCACTACCAGTATTATACATATATATATCAGAACGAGCTTGAATATTATTTGTACCTGCGTTAATAACAATAGGAGAATTATTACGAGATGTAAAAGCTATAGCTTCTGCATTTAAAGCAAAATCCCGTATATAATTAGATGATGTACCCAAATTAAAATCATAAGTACCAGCTGTAGCATTAGTTAGACTGGTCGCCCCTGTTAAATCTCCACCTAATTTGACAGTGCCTCCGGATTCAGTAAGACCATTTTCAAAGGCGTAAGTAGTTCCTACAGGAACTGTCCATCCACCAACAGCATTTAAAAAATAAGTTGCTCCTGCGCTATCTGATCCAGGTACAAGACCTGATATTACTGAGTCTGTAGCAAAAAGAGATATGGTATCACCACCCGTACTTAGATGCGAAGCAGCATGAGCAGTAGGGGTTCTGGCATCAGAAAGTCTGGAGTCATCGCCTACGCAAAATGTATTGGCACCAGTTCCAAAAGATCCTACTGTTAGGACGCCGGAAGTGGTTGTAATAATAGGTAAATTTATTGTAGATCCTATAGCTCCGACATTTGAAATATTACCATGAACGTGTGAAAGATTAGCATATAATCCAGAATGATCTCCCCAACCATAAGCTGTATTCCAATCTGCGGAGTTATTTGCAATTGATGTACCCCATGCAGTACCCGTTGAAAGTGCTATACCTGCATCCGGATAAACCATAGCAGCAGACCCAATTGCACCATAGACAGCAGCAGAGGTCGGCATGTGTGTGGCATCATCTGTAAGAGTAGTTTCAATTTCATTTACTGTAGCTCCTGTTGCAAGTGTTATTCCACCATCTTTTAATTCTATAGTTTCTATAGTTACACCTGCATCAGTGTTATATTCAACTATACTATCAAATCTAGCTTCATAAGATGACCCTATCCATTCAGAAGATGTAGTCATATTTCCCTCTAATATATATTTGGTTCCAGTTCCAAGTCTGAATTCATAACTAGCATTTGAGGCGGAAGCATCCAGATTATTACCTATAATAATATTATAACCACCACTTACTAAATTATCACCTGCGTAACCCCCTATTAATATATTACCGCTTCCACTTTGTACTAACTGACCAGCACCAATTCCTATAGCAACATTATAACTACCTGTATTATTTGCCGGGGTTGAACTTCCTTTTAATGCACTATGTCCTATACCCACTTGAGCAATTCCAAGATGATACCTACATGCTGCATGACCAATTCCAACTGTGTAACTTCCGGCTCCACCAGCATAAGTCCCAATACCTACTGAATAATTTGTTGCCGTATATCCATTAACAGAACAAGCATATAATCCGATTGATATATTATCGCGTCCAGTTTGATTATAATAATTAGCTGCCGATCCAATAGATACATTATTCATACCAGTACGATTATTAAATGCAGCAGTGTAACCAATGGCTACGAAATTACCGCCGCTTGTAACTTGGTTTGCTGCTAAACTTCCAAAAGCTACCAGTGAGTTTCCAGTAGTTAAATATTGAGCTGCTCTTGAACCCATGATAGTTGAATATTCACCACTAAAGAAAAATCTTAGATATGCCTTATTTCCTTCAGCATCTTTAAAGAAACTTGTTTCAGCATCATTACGTTTTCTATAAAAACCATCCGTTGTATCCAATGATCCATCAGGTACATTGTCTACAAAAGAAGTAGTTGTATTATCATTAAGTGTAGTAACTAAATATAAAA